CTTAAGCAGGTCAAAGGACACGCTAACACCGGATGGATTCAATACCATCCCATCCTATCTGACATAGAAGTATTTATGAACTCAATTGTGAAACGACTTGTATAACAGCTACCCATCAGACTTCACAACATACGAACAAGTGAATAAGCAACTACAGCCCCAACCGATAGCAGGCGGTAGCATCGATATGATAAGTGACCAGTCGGTTATCTTGGATTACATACGTGACGCAAGCCGATTGATTACAAATTGGACGGGTCGCACGTTTGTCCCGTATATCAGCGCAACCGAACAGGTGGAATACAATGTATCGCCTTATCGGGTGCAACCGTTACCGGATGATACCTTATCTGTTACGAGCATCAAAGACTCATCAGATACCACGCTCACAGCGAATACGGACTATCGGCTAAAAGACATCTACAACAATCTAAACGGGTATCCTTACGGCTATTTCGAGTTATCTAGCTTGTCAGGGTTTAGCATCTCACATACAAGTGGCTTTGATCCTGCATGGACGGTTAACGGCATATTTGGTTATTCCAATAGACCCTACAGCGATTCATGGCAAGCTACTACTACGATTAATGCCGATATTGATGATGCAAGCGCAACCACAATCACGGTAACGAACAATATCAACATCGAAATCCTAAGCTATATCCGTATCAATGATGAGTTCATGCAAGTGGTTGATAAAGCAGGTGCAGCTACCCTAACGGTTAAGCGTGGGGTTAATGGGAGTACCGCCGTTGCTACACATTCAAATACAGATACTGTTGATATTTGGCTAGTTGACGAAACAATCCAGTTGGCAGCGACACGCCTAGCCGCATGGTTGTATTCGAGCCGACAGAATGAGTTCCAATCGTTGCAATTTCAAGACGGCACGGTTGCGAGTATCCGGTATCCGCAAATCGTACAACAATCGATACGCCCGTATATCAAACCAATTGCTATGAGTATGCACTAATGGCGCAAGTTACCACAGCCGATATACGAACACGCATCAAAGACATACTAGAAAACAATGCAGATGTAAGCGCGAATGTGCCGTATATATTCGATGTTGCACCAATGGCATTGCAACGCGGTAACGTACCTGCGATTGTGATTATAGAGGGTAACGGAACATATCAAACTGGAAACTTAGGCGAACGGTTTGTCAATCCGACACTAAGTATCACGATTGCGCTATATATGCAGGAATGGACTGCTAATTCTACAGTCAACATCAATGCAAACGGAGTAGATGCGGTTACAACAGCAATAGAAGATACATTCCAATTACAAAACCTACTCCACTACAACGACAATGGGCTTAAAGGTATTCGTTCTGCAAAGCTTACCAGCGTAACAGGGGTTGCGCCGCGCCCATACCCAAGCGGGGGTATGCCGTTTGTACACAAGCAATGGACATTACAAGTAACATATTCAAGGAAAGTATAACATGGCAGGAAGCAGTAGAGTACGCAATTACAACCTATTGTCCTTATTCGTGTGGCGAGTATCGGCAACTGGGATTAACTATGGTCAACTTGACCCGTTGGCTACCGAAACAGGAGACACAATAAGCAACGCTCTTGCTTTTATTGGCGATCCTATTAGTGCAGCTTTGCCCGATGTTCAGTATCGACGCGCGACGTTTGGTGGGGCAAGGTTTTTAGGGTCTGCTTACATGGGCATTGACCCAATTGGGGAGTTTGAAATCCAATTGACAAGTGCCGATGCGAACCTTTATGCAATGCTTAAAGGTGGCAATATCGATACGACCACAATTAGCGGAGCACAAATTACTAGCCCAAACAACAATGCTACATCGCCAAATGATATAGGGTTAATGTTTACCGTTGCATCACAAAGTGGAGACGACGGAACAGACGGTGATACAGAGTATCGCACTTATGTTTTCCCACGAGCGCAAGCATTTATTCGTGAAGCAGGCGGTAATGTTACATCGGGCGAAAACCCGCAAGCGGTGACAATGAGTGTATCCCCTACACTAGCAAGCAAACACCCCTGGGGGACTGCCTTTGGTAGCAACGAAGGTTTTGCAGGGAATAAAACAGATCACTACATGTTACAGGCGCAATATCCTTATGGTTTAACCACATGGATTGCAGATGGTAGCGAAACTACATTTGAAGTCGAATTTTTAGGGGCTTCAACAACCGTTACAAGCGGAAATACCGACAATGTATTTAGCATCAATGGGACTGTAACCGCGCCTACAACGTTTGCAGGCACAAGTACAGGTGTTGTGACGGTAGCAGCCGCAGGTAGCGACGGTGATAATCACTGTGCATTCTATCAGCTTGCCGTTCCAATCAGACCCGTAGCTTAGAGGTGAAACATGGACGAAAAACAACTATTAGAGCGTTTAGGGAAACGAAACGAACATGGGAAGGCTGTTTTACCACAGCTAACAATCAATGGTCAAAAAGCCAACAGCAACATGTTGCGTGTTAGCAAGGGGTTGCGCCCGTATTTTGTTTGTTTGCCAAACAACACATATCGACCAACAGAAGACGAACTAAAACCGTTTCGGGATTATGTCTCGAAATTAAGCAGCAAATCCAAAACAAAAATATTGCCACCGTTACCTGATGACAAGTAATGGCGATGGCGAGGGCGGTTAAGCCGCCCTACCTATTACATAAGAGGATATATGAACCCAATTAAAACACTTGGTGACCAAGTTGCAATCACATTCAAAAAAACAACTATGATGGTTTTAATCACAGAATCAACATTACTAGACACTGTGAAGCCTAGCGAATTTGACAATGAATATCAAATGGTATTTTCTACTAATTGGTGTGTGTTTATGGCACGTACTGAAAAGATAGAATTATGCACTGATACCCCAAGCGAATCAGCAAAGGACTGGATAAAGTTCTGGGAATATGCACAAGGGCGAACAGATTATGACCATTTGGTAGTTGCTTATCTATCCAATTGCGGGAAAGATATTAATGATGCGTGGAATGATGCTTTGAATCGATATGAAAGAAGCGACCCCACACTAAATGACCCCATATTAGGTGATCCCGATAATCTCTCAGATGAAATATTAAACGACGTAGATGTTAAAAAAAACGACGGGATTACAGAGCCAGCGTTAGACCAAAAATAAAACAGGCTGCACGAGCAATCATCAACTACCGTAAAGGTATTCCAACTGTTACAACAAAAGAGCCTGATAATTGGGGGCTTGACAAGCGGAATATTGATATGGGAATTGAGACTTACTTGAATTGGTATATATCAAACTCCCCATTACCCGCTACAGAGGAAGAAATGCTTATGCGTGACCCTAGATGGGATAAATTCATTCGTGACATAGGGACACTTATAAGCTTTCAAATCGAAAAAATGGGTGGGCTTGATTAGTGATTCTGGTTAGATACCCATCTAAAGTAATCATTGATTCTGTTAATCACTTTGTTTGCATGGTCTTTACCAAAACGCCGTACCAACCATGTATATGCATCTAAATCTGATTTGGATTGATTGCATCCCAAATGCCCCGTTAACCCATGCTGATTCCCGCATAACGGAACCATGTTTTCGACTACTGTACCCGGACACCTCTTATTGTTAAGCGGTATCCAATGGTCTAATTCAGGGACTATAAACATATCGTACTTAACGCCACAAGCGGGGCATGTATCCCCAAAGTAGTTAAACATGTCCTGTTCTTGCTCTTTGGTAAATGTGTCTGGAAGATTGTTTTTCCTTGCACGATATTTTGCTAAAGCCCGTCGTTTTACATTTTTCACATGTAAATTACGGGCACGTTTGCAATGGTACTCCCTTCTGTGCCTTTTCCTATCAGGGCGATTTCGATATATACGTTGATACAATTTGTACTTTTCTGTTTTAGAATAAAGTCTATTGTACTTTCGTATGCGAGATTTAACTTGTGGCAACATCCTATAATCTGACTCACACTGTTTACAAAGTGCCTGAAACCCATCAGAACGGTTATTTGCTACAGCAAAATAATCATTATCAAGTGGTTTTACAGTATCGCATTTAGGGCATCTTTTTAGTCCTTTTTGCCGCAGAACCCGTGACTCCCTATGCTTTTTGCGCTTGGGTGTATCCGGTGCGTTTTTATGGTAATCATTGTTACGACATGCTTTACAGGCGTTTTTGAACCCGCTTTTCTCTTTACGTGATACATGAAAGTGATCTGTATTCATAGGCTGCCAACATCCCATAGGGTGTATGCAATTGTCGCCACGTGAACACCGTTTCATGTTATCGTTATTATCCATTATGCTTTATTCCTTATCGTTTTCGATTAGTTGTAAGATCATAAAAAAAGGGCATGGTTTCCCATACCCGAACCTTTTTCTAAAGCTCTATCGATTGCTAATCAACACCAAGTATATTGCGGTTATACGTGATGTTTCCATTTGGCGCATGGTTGCAAAGAGCAACCCATTATGAGACGGAACACCGCATATTTCATCGGGTGCGCTATCAAAAAACTCTAGTTTTGTTTTCGTAGGTGTGTGGATAATCGCAGCTACATCATTAGAGATAGTCCACTGGATTTGTTGCTTGCTCCATTCGACCTCATCCGATTCTGAGAACAGAAACGATAATTGCGGGTGTACACGGACAAGATAATCTTTACAAGATTTTAAAGCGTATAAGCTTGATTGTAAAGCTTTTTTGCTGTATCCTTGTGGTAGTTGAGTTACGTAAGACATTATGATAAACTCCTTATACAGATTCATGTGCTTTATGCACATACGGATTCCCCGACTCCTATCGGGGTTTTCGCTTTATTGCGATAAATGTATTTTATCAGTTATGCACAGGTGTGTCAAGATGACTAAAAAGGTTCAAGTAGTTATCAATGTTACAGAACAAGAGCGTGATTCGATTAAACGCTTAGCTCGTAATCAAGGATACACAATAACATCTGACTACATCCGTTCTTTGATTATGCAGAACGCGCTAGAAAACGGATTTGATTTATCTTTTGACGTTGATCGCGGTGGCAATCGATACACCAACGACGATTAATTTTGCGTGTAAACGCTTCATACTGTATGCTATTGAAAACAAAATAGTTACAGGTGTTATAATGCAAAAGAAGAAAATGCAAACAGCGCGGATGTATATCCAGAAAAAAGAGTACAGCAAAGCATCAGCACTACTTGAAACAATGATGCACAGTGATGATTCTGCAATGACCCTCTATATGCAAGTACAACAGCTTATTGAATCGAAAAAAGCCAATAGCGTAACGTCATGGAAAAACAACCGGACGATTGCGCTACTAATAGCAGTTGTGATACTGATTGGACTTGTGTTATTTCTGAGAGCGCAAAACGGCTTTTAAGTTTGACATAGCGAACAACTGTGCTATAATTAATGTATATGTTCCTACAGTGATGTAGGCAATCAAACAAAACCGCGAAACCCTACCAACTGGTGGGGTTTTTGCGTTCATAGGGAATTTGTTGGCAGACAAAATTCAAAAGTTTATCGAGTATGTGGCGAAAATTGATAAGTCGTCATTTACGAAACTAGCGACACAACAACAACAACTGAATAGGCAGCAAATCAAAGCCGGAAACGAAATCGTTTCTATTAATCAGGATGCGCGTAAGGCTTTATTGAGTCAGGTCAAAGCACGAAAAGACAATCGTGATGAGACCAATAAGCAAATCAAAGCTGAACAAACACGCTTAGAAATCCTTGAAAAACAAAATTCTGAGTTACGCCGTGATGTTGGGTCTATAGGTGACGTAGATAGTGCGCTGTCAGCTATTCGAGGTGGCGCGGGTGCGCTAACGGGTACTGACTTAGGTGTTTTAGAAGGCGCAGCAGGTCTATTTGAGCTTGGAGAGGCGGCAGTTCAATTACGCGGGGCTGTTCCTAGTGCGGTTGAATCAGTTAAAAACTTGGGTAGTAGCATTGGGGCAAGCGGTGTAGGGCTTGTCGGTGCGCTAGGTGTTTTAACAGTTGCACTTGCAGCCGCATCTACAGAGGCACAACGTCGCGCAGAATTAGCAAAAGTAGTAATCGACAGCCAAAAAGAATACTTTGAAATTGTTCAATCAGGTACTAGCGAATCGATTAGTGTAGCGCGTGAATCCGCAAAAGAACAATTAGAAGCCGCTAAGCAAGAACTCCAAACACGCAAAGATCAACGTGAACAAATCAATCAAGAAATCGGCGCAATGACCGGATTCTTTCAAGGTGTTGTTCAGGCTGGTATTAGCGCAGGTATCACAGGTGGCGAGGTCAAACAGCTTGACACGACCATTCAAGAACTCGAAAAGACCGTACTTGAGAATGAGCTAGCGGTAAAGAATTATGACGATGCTTTAGAATCCGCTAAGGTCAAACAAAACGATTTAACAAAAACATTACTTGCCGATGTTGACGCAATCGGGGAGCGTCGTAAATTTGAGAATCAAGTTACATCGCAATCGGTAGAACAAAATGTTGCATTAAATCAGGAGCTACTAAAGCAAAACGACATTATCGCAGAACAAATTAACACATTGCGATTGTCGGGCGATTCATCCGAGTCGGTCAAAGAACGGATGGCAGAACTATATGAACAGTTAGTTGCCAACGACGAACAGCTTGCATTCCTTCGTAACACAGCAATACCCTACACGCAACAATTAGCTGATGAAGAAGAAGCCAAAGAAAAGCTAATTGAGCAATCTAAAAAGCGCGAACAGATTGACAAGCAACGCGAATCCACGCTATCACGCCTAACATCCCTTGAAGATGCTGCGAACAAAGCACTCGAAGATTTTGCGCTAAAGCAATCCGAAATCACGCAAGATAGGCAAATCCGAGATATCCGTGAATTAGAGGATTACAACACGGAAGTTGCACAGGCGCAACAGGAACACAACCGCGAAGTAGCGAATATTGTGAAGGATGGCAATAAAGACATTGCCAATATTCGCAATTCCATCAGTGGTCTTGAATCGGACTTCTATAAAGATGAAATCGACGCGCAAAAGACCTATCAGAAAGACCTACGCAAGTTAAGCGAACAGTACCAGCGCGAAGATAAACAGCAACTAGACGACCACCTAGCCAGCTTGCGAGACGCTGAACAATCCAATGATGTTATCGCTTTTCTTCAATCGCAGCGTTCCTTTCAACAGGAGCAAGCCGAAAAGCAGTCTACCCGGTCGCAAGAATTCAAAGAACTCAATGAAGAATATCAAGAACAGCGTCGATTACGTCAAGAGGCGTTTAACGAGCGACGTGCAGAACTACAGCAAGAGCTAGCATTAAGCCGACAACAGACGCAAGAACGGCTAAACGAAGCCCGTAACGCATTCCAACAGGAACAAGCATTACGAGCGCAAGAACGACAACGTGACCTGCAACGGCGAGCGCAAGACGACGCGATTGCAGACCAGCGCAATCAGCAAGCCCTACAGCGACAGCTACAAGCGATTGACCAAAAAGCACAAGCTGAACTAAATGCGATTCGACAAGTGACAAGCGCCGTCGGACAATTGGAAGCCGTTGCACGTCGCATATCCGCAAGCGCAAGCGGTGGCAGTAGCGGACGTAGCAGCTATAGCGGCAGTAGTGCGCTGGGTAGCAAATCATATGAGCGCAATGGGTCGATATTTCGCAGTATACAATCACAGACGGTTGCATCAAATAAGACCCGTACACCCGTTAGAACTGCATTCGCAGATGGCGGTATAGCCGATAGACCGACGCTGGCTATGGTTGGTGAAGGTGGAAAACCCGAAGCAATTATCCCATTCAATAAATCACGTGGCTTACCCGCCGCATTACGTGACTATGGCTTAACGGGCAGTCGTAGTGGCGGCAGCCCGATTGTGAACTTGCAATTTGCGCCTAATTTAACCGTTGGGGATATTGCCACTGGAAATGAAGTAAGCCGCGCATTGCAAGAGTTTGCGACGGACTTAGAACGTCAATTGTATCAGGGTATCAACAAAGCAGTGAATCAGACGGCATAGACTATGACAGACATCGATACATCTAGCACGATACGCATAGCGGCGGGGTTTGTAAGCCCTGCTACCATACTTGGAAGTAGTAGCTATCTTGTATCTGAATTCCCGATACAATCCGACAATACGAATTATCCCTATTGGGAAGCCATTGTAGACGGCGGTATACGAGATGGGTCTATCGTCCGGTCGTTGTCTGGCAGTGGTGGATTGTACGGTAAATATTCAGGCACACTAACGTTATCCCGATTCACACCGGACATGCAAGCCTATTGGTTCACAACCATCATGCAGAATAAGTACGTTGCACCTGTAACGATTTATTTCTACCATCCTCGTTATAAGTTCATGACGTTGAATTGCTATCTCTCATGGTTTGAGAACATAGCCGATAACGGAACACAACAAACCAATGTAGATTGGACGAATGTTACTATGACATGGGATAGAGGCGTAGCATTGGGTAACGCATATAGTAGCGCATATAGTGAGGCATACAGTTAATGACACTACAAAGCAAAACCGCGTTAAGTGCGACGGTAGCAGCAAACATAACCGATAATACAACCGGATCAAACACGCCTGCATTACATCGCGCCGTAGAAAACAATATCATTGATGGCATTTGGAGCATTGTCAGTGTAGCGATTGACGATGGGGATAGCCCATATACAGTGGATTGTGACGCGGTGCAGCTTGTAATAGCAGATAGCAGTAGCGCAGGGGTAACAATTAACTTGCCAGCCGTAGCCAGTAGCGCAAATAAGTATTTAACAGTCAAACATATTGGAAGCTCTAACAATGTTGTGTTAGATGGGAATGCTAGCGAAACCATTGACGGTGCAACGACACATACACTATCGACACAATATGATGTTGTTAGAGTCTATTGTGATGGGTCTGCATGGCACGTGATTAGCAATTAAAAAGACGGCACATAAGCCGCCTTACAATCTATTCTATGAATGTTGTACTATTTGCGCGTGTAAGTGTAACAAAGCCCTTCTTTATTCGACACTTCCCAATAACGCTCCACATCATCCCATGTGGATTGATAGGCTTCGTGGTGTGGGGTAACGATTGCGAATGTACCGTCTTGCTTAAACAATGAAATTGTGGTTGTTAATGTCGATACTTCAATGTGTGCGATATTGCTAGGGATTATGCTTTGTGTATTCATGTTTGATCCTTTCTATTTGCGCGTGTAAACCTGTATACCATCATAAGATTTGCTTAGCTGCCAATGGTTATCTAGTTCGGTTTGCGATGGACGAAATGCGTACCCTGCTAATATTTGGTCATTGCTGCTGAATATTCGTGTAAAACCATTTGGATATAAATGCAGTTCTATAACATGTTCTTTGAACTCTGATTCGTTGTGATTCATGTTTGATCCTAACTTGATGCGTAAATAGCTGCGAATAGTTTGGCGATATTATTCATGTCGATATGCGGACAATTCCAATATGGAATCCAACCTTCGCTTAACGCTACTGATTCAACATATTTCTTCATACCTTCGTATTCATCGCTGCTCATATGGTCTAGCATAGCAGCAAACGCGAATAGTTTGGCGATATTATTCATGTCAACATCAATTGGATTGATTGGATGCGATTTACGTCGATAAATTTTATTGTCGCAAGTATCAAGACCAACGTATTCCCAGTTGGATTCAATATCCAAGCCTGTTTCATGATACTGTGGGTGAGACATGCGTATACGTATGTAATCATCACAACCATCTACATGGTCACTCGGTAAAATAACAATTGTGTTTGCCCATGTGATAAAAATAGTATCAACATCATTAGGAATTGCGCTCATGTTTGCCATTACTATATTTGATACTATTGAATTGTCAAAAGATAAATCGGGGAATATCTCTTTTAAATAACCCACACCCTTTTGAGATACAGTAAAATACAGTTCTTGCTCATCAAATTTAATATAACCCCGTTTGCAAATTGCTTTTAGGCTACTCTTATTAAATCGGGTTGCACTAAATTTACGCGTTGGATTAACAGAGTGGTATTCTGCGATTTCGATTAAAGTATCTTTCATGGATTGTGTCAACTTTGCCATTGCCATAACCTTTCCTCTATTATTGTAGTCTTACTTAGTTGATTCAATCACACCGATACACACATGATTTTGCGTGTACACGTTTTCATAAACTTTGTTATTCAATCCACGCGCACCATAAACGATATATGTACCTGTTTCGGAGCTATATTCTGCGTCCATGTCTTCAAGTTTGCAGATTGCTACCATATTCAATGTGCTTCTGTGACCCAAATACTTGCCACTACCATCATATGCGTGGGACAAACTGTGTTTTGAGTGATTGTTTTCGATGTGTGCTTTTGGATTGTAGTTCACGTCGCGTCCTTTTGTTTAACCTTATGCACTAAGTATAAATCGTATTCGATAAATTGTCAAGCTTTTTGACTAAATAAAGTAGTTTTTACAGGATATTTATTATCGTATTTGCTTGACATATAATCGAATACGGTTATAATGATTTGTAGATGTCGGGTATGGGCAGCCATTCGCGGTGCGATAAAATGTCAATGGGAGTTAGCCCCCAGTCGCAAGGCTAGCATCAACCTCTATCGACCGTATGGCGAATGAGACTAGGTTTCAACAATCTTGACCTTGACTTAACAAGTCTAAACAAGATGGCTTCTGTGGCGGAAATGGCATACGTAACGCCTATAAGGTATCCGTAGTATTAAGACCTACGGTATGGGTTCGAGTCCCATCAGAAGCCTTAAGGAGAAACAAATCGATTGGCGACGAAAACCGTCTTGAAAACGGCTTAGGGTAATACCTTTGGGGGTTCGACTCCCTCTTTCTCCGTTAGGAAAGTTGGCAGAATGGTTATTGCAACGCCCTGCTAAGGCGTGGTCGGGAAACTGGCTTGTGGGTTCGAGTCCTACACTTTCCGATGCAACTTTGCAGTAAGATGTACAAACGCGATAAGCCCTTACATGATGACGATGTAGGGGCTTTTGTATAAGAGGTTCTTTATGACAAGGCTAATTGATGAGATCAGAAATAGGTTATTAGACAGCCCTACTTCCTACGAGGGCAAATACGTAGGGGATAAGCTCATTTTGTCTGAGTCAGCATATGTTGAATTATTGCACGAAATAATGGGGTCAAACTCAACAATCTACTTTGAAAAGTTTCAAGACTGGCAACCAATCCGTTTGTTTGGAATGGAAATCAGTATAGGGACACCCCGCGATAAGTTTGCCATCGGTTGGAAGTGCTATAAGAAGTTTACACCCCAAGAACAAGCACATTATGTTTACAAGCATGAAAAGAATACATTTAACAATCACCATAACATACACTATCCTAAGAGCTTAAACCATCACAAAAACCGCAATCGATAGCGCAGACCTAGCGTTATTGCGCTCCAATCACCATTACATAGACGACATACGGCTTAATGTGTTTCGACCGGATATTGTTACAACTGTAACCGTATCTGCTACCCCTACCGATAATCCTGCTAGTTCATTGACTGTAACAGGTAGTCTATCCGGTGTTGAAATCGGGCAACGGATAATTATCACAGATTCAAGCGGTAACATCGTGAATCATGGGACGGTACGCAAAGCCGTTAGTGGACAAACGCTATACATTGCACCTGTATCCATTGGGGATAGCGGTTATGTATCGCCTATCAAACGTGCGATTACATCAGGTGATACCATCACGATTTATAAAGACCGTCCATTATGGGGAGATTATTCACGTATTGCAGGTGGTACGTTCCGTAAAAAATGGGACATTGCATATACGGATGAAAATGAAGACGCGCCCCCGATTGCAAATGCGGGTACATCACAGTCTACACGTGTAGACATTGGAAATAGCGCAACGTTTACACTACCCCGTTCAGGTAGCAACGATAGCTTTGCATTTGGCTCTAAAACGATTAGCAGCTATTCATGGTCACTACCTACAGGGGTTACACTTGGAGGCGGGTATAACGCATCGGATAGCGTGATTGAGGTCACAGCGTCGCAAGGTCAACATGTCATCAGCTTAACCGTTACGGATAGCAATGGTAAAACGCATACAGCATACACGTATCTGTTCGTGTCTGATGGGACAAACTACCTTGATTTATTCGAGCAATACAGCGCAACGGTTAACAGCGATTCACAAGATAGAAACGGTAGAACTGTTACCTTTACCGTAACAGGGGATAACATTGCTAGCCAGATTTTACCCGGTGCTTATGTCCATTTGCAGCATGATAGCAAGTACAACGGCACAAGCCTAACGACGGGCGTAGATGTTGACGTATTCGTAGGTTACGTTACGGATATTCAACCCTCGCACAATGGCGATTTTGGGCAAGCGACTATTACAGCCGTTAGCCCGTATATATACCTCAAATCCGTATTCATGCCCGGTCAAGTGGTAACAGAAGTGTCCAACCCGTCCACATGGGCAGAGGTCAATAGTACACTCAGTAACCCGCGTGGCGTGTTGTGTTACGTCCGGTGGCAATGTCAAAACCTATTCGCTATGCACGATGTAGATGCAAATGGTATTACAACCCCACGCAAGTACAGCTATGAGTTCAACAGCAAAACGGTATCCGGTGGCTTAGATGTTGCTGCACAGGCGATTGTAGGTAATGTTGGAAGTGCTAGCGACGGCACACTTGTGTTACGACACAATCCAGTATATGAGGATAATACGTTCAGGAATGCGCTAGCCGTTGGCATGACATTTGGTGTAGATGATATTATTGCGCCGTTGGAGTATCCCATATCCGTATTAAGTCCTTATGCGGACATTCGCGCAGGGGCATTCGCTTACAATGGTGGCGGGGCTAGTGGTGTTAAAGCGTGGTATGGTGCTAAACGTTGGGCGCAAGGGTCTAGCGAAACGGTATTACCTGATTTTACCGTGAATCTATCCGATGGATTAGACGGTGTGCTTGAAAAAGTCGGACATATGGCAGCCGATTTACAATACCCTGATGAGCAACCGTTACGCTTGAATCGCAATATTAACGTGATTGACCCTGCTTACATGATATGGTATCGCTTGAATGTGTCGAGTGACTATGATCCTAGCGGTAATGGCTGGGACAATGTGCGGATTCTGCCAACACGTGTAAACCGTTCATGGGATAACGACACACAAACGCTAACGATTGAGACACAAGTTAAGCGCGAAACATTTGGACAAAAAGCCGATGAATGGGTTATCGGTAGTGGCAATACGGTTATGTCTGGAAGTTGGGTAGCAGACTTAGGCATCGGTTACGAGCCAACCAATGAAGATTTTAGCGTATTGTCGTCTATCGGGATTGCGTACAACACCGTAGGCGATTTGGCGATTACTCAGAACTTTACCGACGCTGTACCCAACTGGCAAAGTTTAAACCCTCTTTTAGAGGGCGCGGTTTGTGATGTGTGCTTTGATTATAACAGCGCATTTTTCACAGGCGGATTTGTTCTATCAGACCCGCTATCAATTTACGTTGCTACCATTAGCGGTACGACCATCTATGTTTATCGCCTATACGACATTAAAGCCGTCACCTATGAATTCACAGAGCTTGCTACTTATACAATGGCAGATAGTTCATGCACAACAGAAGCCCGTATCCAGTGTAGCAAGACCACAGGCACATTAGCAGTCGTTGCATGGCACGATCAAACAGGTATTGAATTTGGGCGTACCACAGACGGCGGGTCTACATGGTCTAGTAAAGCCAATGTTGGCAGCGCAGGAACGGATACGAACAACGATAACGCGCCTATAGGCTTATATATCGACGGTGTGAATCAGCTAATCACAGGCTTTGATGGTACGGATTACGATGTATACCATGCGAGTACGGCGGGTGGTAGCTTCTCTAAGCTAGCCAATAGTGAATCAAACACCGCGCCAAACGCCATGATTACAGGCGATGAAAACACAACGCTGTATGTATCGACAGATAACAATGGTACAGGTAGCAGTCCTGATACAACGATTGACTTTGACGGCGGATATGGAAGCTACACTGTTGGCAGTAACGATGCAAACAGCGACGGGGATACAGGTACAGGCAATGATGGGAATGCCGCCTATGCACAAAAGAATACGACAGGGCTTGATACAGGATTCTCATTTCGATTAAACATCGAAATTACATTTGCAAGCGTTCAGACCATTAGCCAAATTGACTTTGATTGGTATCACGACTCAGATTATACGGATGAAAACATAGCGGGGAGTTACCCGCTTGAGGTCGATTTAGACACTACAATTCGATTGTACAATGCGACTAGTGGCGGCTCATTACTATATGATTCAGGTGACGTTACGCGCGATACAGCAACCATTACATCAATGGGAGACCCGTTCACGGGATGGACATATAACGATAGCTGGCAAACGGCAGAAAATAGCTTTTCACCCGTTGCCAATGTGCGACGTATTTACATCCAATTAGGCTTTTTTAATTATGGTGGTCGTGTTGAGGTTAATTCAAACTCTCAATTGAGACTTGATAACATTAAGACGTATGCCACCGCAGGCGGTAGCGCAATAGACCCCGCATTATACAAAGTCACAACCTACACCACTACCGATTCATGGACGGACGTTACACCGGATACCGATTACATCCCGAAACTACCCTATGGCGCGTCTGTTGATCTAGCCGATACGGATAATGTAGAACTCGTTGCAACCGATGATAGTACCCCTAAGTATTTTCAATCAGGTAATGCTGCTAGCTCATGGACGGATAACGGCGCGTCTGATTATCGCAGTGTTAAGCGCGTGGGGGATGTCATCATTTATGGCGGCGTATCCACGCTAGATTTATCGCTAGATAGCGGTACGACCGTAGAAGATAAAACCGGAAACCTTGATGTTGTATTCAATCCCACTGGTACAATCAAAAATGTGTTGGTGCTTGCCTAATGCCTGTTAAGAAGCCACGTATACAGCTAAGCGAACAATTACCCAAATTTTTTGGTACAACCATAGCAAAAGAGTTCACAGCGCGGTTAGGTGATCCAAGCCAGAATGATAAGGTCTATGTTACCGAAACGGATAAACAAGGGCTTGTCTATGTACACGGCATAGGGGATACCCCGTCTAGTGCATACACAGCCGAAAATTCTGCAAACCTAAAAGAGCTATTGCCGAATCGTTTGGTACTCGTAAAGCCCAGCTCAAACGGTCGTCTTAGAATCATCGGGGTTGCATCCGAAGATAGTGAATACATGGCAAATGTTAATCTAAGTGACCAAACGCCTGTATATCATGAACAGATTGTAAACGGGGGTCTTGCTCCAAACGAAAACGATACGGTGTTAGCCATTGGAGCACATTGGATTGTTGACGGTATCGCATACAAAACGACTGACAAGAACACAGGTGATTTACTTGACGGCACAACAAACGATACAAGTGCAACGGGTATAGAGCCACCTAGCACAGCCGGATTAGCCAAACTTGTATTGGTTCAAGAAGACCCGACAGTCGACACGCTAAGCTATAAACAATCTAGTACATTCCCTGCTACCTATAGCTTGGACATAGCCATAGCGAATAGCTTTGCACCGTCACCTGATAGCGGTCAAGTTCGCAAGGGTTACGTCAAGCTCATTAATGGTATGACCTCAATCCAGCGTGAACACGTCTTCTCTATGCCTGATATTTACCGCGTGAATACGTCTAGCGGTAGTGGCAACATCGATATTACAGGCACACAGGGCGAAACGTTAGCCGTTACGGATATTGTCTATCAAAACGATAGCGATAATGAGTGGTACAAAGTAGACACCAATGCGACAAGCCCCCCACTGGTTAGTGGTCGTTTGGGTGTTATCGCTGACATATCCGACGCGCCTACCGTGACAATCCGCACTAAAGGGTCATTAGATGGATTCACAGGTTTAAGTAGTGGTAACACTATATACGCTAGCACAACGGCAGGCGGGTACACGCAAACACGACCGGATATAACAGACGGTGGCGGTCAACTCGCAATTATCGATATGGGCTATGCACTGGATTCAACCACGATGTACATTGACCCGAAACCGATTCGATATATGAAGCGCGAAACATTAGCCGATAATGCGACCACCACGATACAACATCACAGCGACGCGCAAACACGAATACGCAAGGCTTGCGCATATGTTGCGAGTAGCGCAGAAGGTACAACCATCGCAGGAGCTAGTTATGGGAGTGCAAATAAAGATACTGATATTGGGTTGCAAGGGGTTACACTTTCCGGTGATTCGTTAGATACATCTGCAACATTTACAGGAGGGTCATCGGCAGTAGGGGACATCGGGGGTACAGAATACGGGCAGGCTCAATCGTATTTATCTATAAATGGTGGGATTCTAACTCAATTTACACTTGAATTAGATACAAATACTGGAAGCCCGTCAGGCAATATTGATTGGTCTATACACCTTGATGATACTGGCAGCCCTGCTTCGTCCCCTATTACAAGCGGTTCTCACCCCCCAACACCGGGTGCAACTAATACAGTTAACCTAACTGACTCTGAACAGGTGATTATCCCCGCGTCAACTACTTTTTGGGTGGTTTATCAGACATCTGCACAACCAACTAATGGTCGATATGTTTTCAAACGCCAAGCAAGTAGCAGTTATGCGGGTGGCGAGCAAAAACAAACCACTAACGGGGGGGCTTCATGGTCGTCAACAGGTGGCGACCTTTTAGGAACAGTTACATTGTCTGCAATTACTTCATATGAAAAGTTAGGACAAGAGTTCCAACAAACTAGCGGTAGTTCTAAATCGGTTGCGTCAATCAAGCTATGGCTTAAAAAGGTTGGAACACCTAGCGACACGCTTACATTACGTGTTGAAACATCTAGTGCAGGTGATCCATCCGACACGCTTGCAAATGTCAATGCAACGGCTGATGTATCAGAATCAAGTTTGTCTACGTCCTACGGTTGGATAACATTTACATATTCGACCCCGTTTAGCATCGGGTCATCTACCATCTATCACCTTGTATTGAGTACCGACCGTTCACAGTCTGATACTGATTATGTGGTGTGGGGCGCGGATAGCAGTAGCCCTAGTTATGCCAATGGCATTATGCACAGCTACGCATCTAGCGCATGGTCTGATATTAGTGGTACGGACGCAATATTTGAATTGTTTGAAGCAGGAACACAATTCGATGAACCATTATCCATTGGCAGCGTATCGGGCGATAGCGCAGAGGTAGGTGTACGCTTTGACGATGGAAGCGGTAGCGACGGGGACACCCGTACAACGTTTAAGAACCTCACAGGGGTAAGCGCAGATATTGTATGTGAAGTGGAGTTCAGTTAGTGGCAATACTCGTAGAGATCAAACAACAGCGCACATGGAATGATGGTAGAACATCCGTTGTCTACAGCTTAACCGATGATAGTACAGGGATTCGCAAAGAATCCGAGCCATCACCAAACGGGATTTTACCCGCAGGTGTAGACCCTCTTACATACGGCAATGAAAACGCTAGCACACTGTACGAAAACGGGCGCGATTTAAATCAAGCGGAACAATCGGAAGCTGCACGATTAACGCTATCCAATGGTGCAATCACATCTAAGCTATCCATCCCACTAATACTAGCATTCAACAAAGCCGCTAGTGATTTACGGGCGCAAGCGATTGCGAGTGAGCCGGATTTAGACGACTTTGATCCTGATGCTTTTTGTGACGATGTGTATGATGTGTGGCGAATAATATTCGATAGCTTAAGTTACACCATGAAAATGAATTTTATGACGTATCAGGCGATTCATGACCCTAGATACAAGTTTTATCCAGAGCCGTTAATTGTCACGTCTGATTACAAAGCGTGGTTCAATCGCGGTATTTCTGGCACGTTAGGTTATATGACCGATTTAGCACAAATGTAAAGGAGCAACACAATGGATGCAATCGTAGGAATACCCGTATGGGCTATAGGCGTAGGCTTGATTGTTTTCGGGTCATTGGGGATTTACCTAGTCAAGACACGGAACACAGGCATCATTGAATATGCAATCGATTCGTTTGATGGGAGTGGATTCGATTTATATATCACAGAACTTGCAAAGGATATGTCACCTGAGATGCGAGAGGTCTTGCTAGATATTGCGAGTGTCGCATCACCCGCTACAAAGCGCACGGCGGGCGACTTGGACAACAAAACATTGAAGGTACTAGAGGACTATCTAAATTCACGGCACTAAGCAAAAGGGGCTTATGCCCCTACTTACTTACTAGTCGTCATAGACTTCACTATCGGTCAATTGGTAGACACGTAGTAATCCGTCATTGTAAGGGTCAACAAACGAGAGGTCACATTCGGTACAATCGGAATGCCATGCTTCGCTTGCACCCCAATCAGGTTGCATCACGCCGCTATCATCTTCGGTGTAAACATCACAATATTGCTCCCAAATTAATACTGTGCTGCAATACGGGCATAGGTCATATTGATGACGGTGAGTAACCTCTCCAGAATCATCGGTAAATACTTTGATAGCCCCCTTACGGCGGTGAGATAAAATCATGGTTATTCACTCCAAATATGCTGGCAGCGTTCACAAATCCAAATCAGTTGAATGTAAACACCCCCTTCATCGCCATCATATTCAACATCATTCAAGTAGATGTCCCCATCAGCATTGTCATTCCCGCATTCTGGGCAACCTTGCCCTTCATATGCTGGACTAGTTGGTTGATCTTCTAACATGCTATACCTCACTCTTTTGGTCGATTGACAAGTACGCCTAGCGCAATACCACACTTTTCAGAACAGAAGAAATGTCCGGTCAAGACATAAACATAACTTGCTTGCTCTACTGGCAAAGGCGCAAGGCAGCATTCACAAATATTGCCCTTAGCCGGAATATATCGTTCGCCTTCAAAAAATAGTGCAACATACATGCCATTCTTTTCAGACTGGATAACACGAACACCTTCGGTTTTGCTTTCTTCAATTGCAAGGTTTTCAGCTTCGTGCCAAGTAAACAATTCAGCATATCCACCACTGCCATCACCTACGTAAAATCTTGGTAGTTTCATACCTCTATCTCCACTAATGTCGTTATCGTCATTGGAGCATATCGGATTTGAACCGATACTATCACGTTGCGCTTTGGCGTTAATCGTGACGTGCTACCGTTACACTAATGCCCCGTATGGAAACGGCGGGAATTGAACCCGCGTCCGCATGAATCGCTTCACACGTCAAAGCCTATCGCTCCCGTAATTCATTAAATCGTGCGACATGCGTGTTACCGTTATCGTCTTGAATCCGGTACACCTGTGTTTGTGTTACCTTGTCGGGGAATAGTTCATAACCCCGTTCATTGATTGTGATGACCTCAATTACTTTGCCAACCATCCCCGTTACCATGCTGTAAACGCGCTCCCCTTTGCCCATCGTTACACCGCCACATTCAAAAATTCAGGTTGCATCGATACCAGAATGGTTTCAAGCTCATCAATGGTGACGTTTACAGCTACACATTGACCGTCTAGTTCCAGCGTAACGAATGTGTAATCACTGAAAATCTGCACACGGAGCGATTCGCTACCATCGTGTTTCGTTGCTGTACCGGACACCTTGCCATTCATTCGCAGGTGATAAGCGTATGTTTCGACTGTGCGTAGAATTTGCGCTGTGCGTTGAATGGTCATAACTGTAGCCTGTGATTCATCGGAACGTTTTACAAACGTAAAAAGTTGTGATACGATATTATTTGTGCGAATTGTTGCGAACATTTGCATAACCTTTTTCTAAAGCCCTATTTGCCGTAGGGCTTTTAACGTTTAGTTATACATATAATAAAGCTTATTCGATAAATTGTCAATCTTTTAAGCTTTATTCTTTACAACAATTTTACACTTGGGTTTATTCCCCAAAACTCATTTCAACTAGCTCATGATGATATTTGTCTGCGCTAAAGTGCCATCGTCGCGCCCCACGTGAATACGTCGCTACCGATTCACGCGCTTGCATAAACAAGTCATACTTAAAACCACCAACCAACTGATACGAAAAATACCCTTGCTCATTCGCAGGTTGCAGTAGCTTATCGTTAACCTGTACGATGTGGTTTTTATGGCGCAACATCACAACATCACCTACGGATAAATCACGACGCTTGCAGAATAACAACGAGTTTAAATCAAGCGTGGCTATATCGCGGATAACATAATCTATGCCGTGTTTAGGCTTACGGGCTTTCCACTCGAATATTGCAAGCGGATTATAAACCGTTGCGCATTGCGTATGCGAATCAAAATCATGTGTGATACTCAGATAGTTGTAGAGTGTTGAGAACGCAGCCTCCACACAATACGGCTCTGATTCGTAGTGATACGTTTCCATTACTTGATATTCAGAATCATCGTGTACAACGATATTGTAGATATTGCTAACGTGGGTAACTTCTGATGTTTCTACATGTGTAGAATTGGTGGAATTGATTGCGAGTGCCATATGCCATAACCTTTTCACTTATCGTATACGATTCATTATAAATCTTATTCGATAAGTTGTCAATCATTTTTACTAATTGTATATAGGTTATGGGATTTTCCGTAGTATATGCTTAGTCAAAACTATACATATACTACGAAAACTAGTATTTTCGCTTACGCCTGTTAGATTGCGAATACGGATGTAACCCTATTTCGCCTTTCCTATTTATGCCGATACGTACATAATCGCCTAAAATACCCTTTATGATGCTATTTTGACGTAATGCGGATTCATTCTTAAATCCATTAACGCCCATATCTTGGAGCGTCTGAATAACCCGTTGTTGCGATTGTGTATCTTTTTGCTTGAATCGATACTCAGATTGAATACCGGATAACCGTTGTTTTAATATATCGATTTGATTTGCGATGTCGTTACCGCGTTCAATATATCGGCTTAACATTGCACCTGTAGAATCCAGTTGTAAATCGATTAACTTATCTAGCTGGTTATTGAGTTCTTGAATACGCGATTGTGCATCCTCTATGTCTAGCTCCAAACGGTTTACATCGCTATCCGGTAGGTTAACATACGACATATCCCCCGTCGATGCTATCAGATTAAGCCATTCAAACACCCACTCATCTGCATTAGATATTCTGTGCGATTTTTTATTATTGCACGAATCAGCATAAAGTTTGTACGCATCTTCACACAAAATATATTCACGATTTTCTTTATTCCGTTTGTGTGTCATTAATCTATCACATTCTGCACAAACAAAAACGCCCGTGTATCGCTTAGGTTTATGCGCTCCCTTGCCACGTTGTGACATGCGATCAAACATGACCCGTTTTACACGGTCTGCTATATCGCCTGTGTATACAGGTGGAAACACATTGTATTCAATGGTTAGCCCGTCCGGTATAGGATGACCGTCTTCTACGATATAGCGTCTAAATGAACCTAATTTTGCACCTTTACGATTACGCCCTAATGTTAGATGCCCCCATGTAGACGGCGCACACAAGCGATAATAGTAGTGGTTGCGCCTATGCCGTTTGCCATTCTTGCCATAGCCGTATATCTCAAACATGTAGTGTTCAAGTTTGTTATACGATATTTTTTGCCCCTCATGACCATAAATCAGCAAATCCGCTAACCGGGCATATTCTAATTCAATCCCATCAGCTAGCCCAACGCCAATTTCATTATGATTTTCATCATACAATCGTTTATGCGTCGATGGCATTCTGCCGATTGCGCTCCCATTTGCAATCGCGTTTTCGTGACCCATGCGAATTTTACGCTTAAGGTCGTCAATGAACTTGCTAGATGTATATCCTTCTACCATCGCAAAGAAGCGGTCGTTTGTCTTGTATTGTTTATCCGATTCAACATAAATGGACGCGCCGCATTTAAACACGTGTTCGGTAATAAATGCGATAATGGTCTGCGAGCGTCCTAAACGGTCTGCACTCCAACACCATAGAACGTCAAAATCTTGCTTGCTTTTTAGGTGGTCTATGAGCGTATCAAACGCATGAATCCCTTTATCACGCGCGTCTTTTGCCAGTTCATATATATCGATGTATGACCGACTATGCCCGTCACTAATCAAGGTATCGATAATCTGCCAACCCTCTGATTCTGCACGTTTTTTACCATCAGCTAATTGAGTTGGGATACTGGCTTTGTTTTCTCTGGCTTGCTCCTCACTGGATACAGCGATCCATAAGAGGGCGCGTTTTGGTGTTTTATTCATAGTTTGTAAGCTCAAACGTTCTATTTCTGAAAATCATGTTACAATTATTAAACGTGCTAGCTGATAATGGGAGATTGAATAATGGCAGCAACAATTACAGAAAAAGAAATTGCAGTGTTAGAAATGTATCGTCAGTTGCCACCGGATGATAAAACTAAACTTATAGAATTATTGCAAGGAATGAAAGATAACAAGCAAGATTTAACCTTTGGTATTTCGGATGAGCTTAAGCAATTCATCCAATTTTCCGTTTCTGTAGGCATCAAGGACGAGCGTTTCATCATAACTTAAATCGTGTGGTCTAGTGCTATCTGTTAACGTTAATAGGTAGTCACTGGATACACCTAATGCTTTTGCGTACCACCCCAAATAATCTGCGCTAGGCGACATAATACCGCGTTCGTGACGACTAATCACTACATCGATAGTGTCGCTTTCGGCATCTGAAAGCTCTTTGATCTTTGCAGCTAGTGCTTTTTGTGTAAATCCTTGCCGATTGCGTATATTACTCAATCTGTCTCTACTAAAAAGCGGTTTCATCATTATCCCCATATTCTGATATTTTATTTTGCTTATTGTACTATATATCAAGCGTTTTAGGCTATATAATATAAATACTTGCAAAAAAAGTTAATTTATTGTACAATTTTGACAGTATTCGATTTTTTTTGTGTTTTAAACTAATCGAATACGTTTAGTAAATTAACTTTTTAGATTAGTAACAAAACTGATAGAAAGGTTAGAACATGGAAACAAATAGAGAAGGGAAACCCGAATTTGTCCCCATTTCGATTGAGGAGCTACGGGATGGGAGTGCAATTTCAAAAATCGAAAAGTACATCAATATCGAAAAGGCTTGTCGATACTTCATTGATGAGACTGTTAACAAAAATTCTATACGTGTAGACAAAGGAGAATAACATGAGTTATCAACAAACAATCGTAGTCGGCAATTTGGGTGGAGACCCTGAACTTAAGTACATGCAAAACGGACGCGCTGTATGCAATTTTAGCGTGGCTGTATCGGAATCATGGACGGACAAAAACACAAATGAGCGTCAAGAGAAAACAACATGGTTTCGCGTCGCTGTTTGGGGTAATCAAGCGGAAGCCTGTAACACCTACCTCAAAAAAGGTCGCCAAGTTATGGTGATTGGCACGGTGTCTGCACGTGGTTACAGCGATAACAACGGTGATGCAAAAGCCAGCTTGGATTTAACAGCGCGTCAAGTTCAGTTTTTGAATACTGGCAACAATGGCAGCGATTCGCAATCCGGTGATAGTGATAACTACCCTGATTCACAAGATATTCCATTCTAGGGGGTATGATGAGAAGTTTATTGTCTGTACAGATTTACAGCAATCAAGATGAGCCTAAGTTCTATGTTCCTATTGAAATGGAATTCAATGGTAACAAATTTGTTTGGTATGTCTCTAAATGGGGTGGCAGATATTTAGCTACTAATGGATTGGAGCAAGAACACATTTGCGTACTTGACGCTGACACACCTTTATTTGCCGTTGTTCAAAAAGTCCGAGAATATCAATTAAATCAGAAGGGGGTATGATGTCATGTCAGTAGCAAGCAAAGTCGTACAAGTTATGGGAGCTATTGGAGCAGTCAAATCTGATAAGAGCAACGACTATCAGAGATTTAGTTATGTCAGCGCAGAATTGATCCTGACAACAGCCCGTAAACACATGCACGATGTTGGGCTAGTATGTATTCCAGCTATGACCAATATCACGCAAACCGACACGACCTACTTAATCAGTTACGAATTCACATTGATTGACGTAGACGACCCCGAAAACCCAATGGTGCAACATTGGGCGCAATCCATACCGATTGAAAGCAAAAGCACCAAAGGCAACTACATTGATGATAAAGCTATTGGTAAAGCAACTACATACGCACACAAATATTTTCTCAAGAAATTATTCCTTGTGAGCGACAAAGACGACGATGACATAGATAGTAGCGATAGTAGCCAATACGCCAAAAACAACCAGCAACAAAAACAACCGCAAAAGCCGAATAAATCCGGTAGTAAGCCGTCTGGTAACAAGCCATCCGGTAGCACAACATCGGACTTCTGGACACTGATTTATACGGATTCTGATTTGTTGCAAGCCTATGAACACAAGAACCACATTGCAAACGCTGTTAATCAATATGGCGATTCTGCAATGGCAGACGGTTTCGATAAGGTCAAAGCATGGCTACTCAATCGGAAGGCTAGCTAATGAATAAGATTATAAAAATCATAATCCGTTTAGATGTTAATTCAAATCCGAGCAGGGTTTACGTTGAACGCAAATCAGATTTTCGTACATATTATAAACCGCACTTAGACCTAGTAAATCGTATGCTTTACATTTTACGCCGCAAAGACAATGTGACATCACATGTAATAGACAGAACACAGGCGAATGTTTACGGATACGAAGGTTCTTTGGGTTACGTCTTTGTTTTACATCTTTACCCAGCAAGTAATATATCTGTTGACTACCTAATAGCGGAGATTAACGCTAATGGCTAGACGTGCTGCCAAACGTGATACGAATGAGCGCGCCATTATCAAGGAATTAACAGATAGTGGCGCGTTTGTAATCCAAGAAACGAATATCGATTTATACACGATATGCCCGAATTACTTCCATGTTGCGCCTGATTTTTTGTGTATACCGATGGAAGTTAAGATGCCAAAAGGGACGTTGACACCGTTTCAAATTGAACTGCATAACGCGATTCTAAATGGAATTGGGTACGAAATCCCCATTGTACGAGGCGCAAACGACGCGCTTAAGTTGATAGGACGAATCGATGAATAATGAATTTACCTACCACAATAAGTTCAATGTACGATTTGGTTGTTTCATGATCGTGGTTGCTATCGTTGTAACCATTTTAATAACCTTGCTGATTTGGGCATCTACCCCCGAACAGCGATTAGAGCGATTCAACGCGCGATACGATGTATGTATGAGATACGAGCGTGGTCATGAGTATTGCTTAACATTTGCAGGAGATGGAATCAATGATTAATCGTGACCTGCTCTATCTTGTAATCGTAGTCTTTTTTGTAATTGGCTGGTTGCTTTTGAGTGTGCCAGCGATTGAGCGCGAATTAGAGAAGCGAATCGAAACCGGATTGACTGTCATTGTCATCTTCTTAATCGTCACATTTTTTGTGTCCGTATTCACACCATAGGAGGGGTTATGAGCGACAACGAACTAAAGACACTCATCATATGGTTTACGGGTATTGTTTTATTGTTCGGTATTTTGCTGTTAATTGGAGGCGTGTAGTGGGTATTATTCTTATCTTTGTCTCTATGATATTCATGGCTATAGGCTTACCAATTTCTCTTGAAAGCAACAATATACACCCGTTTTTAGTTGTTGCTGTACTTGATACATTGTACGCCATTTATCTTGAACTAGTTGAGATACGAAAGAAATTGAAATGAGCGCACCGCAAGAATGGCAAGCCATCATGAATCACCTCGAATCATCCGGTGGTAATATCACAGCCGATGTTGAGACAATCATAGAACAGCTATCCGATAACGTTTCATCTATCAATTGGGTTATTGGGGATGTACTGGTTAAAGCTGGCACAAGTGCATCTAATATAGAATACTTTACTAAAGTGGGCAAGTACGGCAAAAGTACGTTGTATTCATACGCGCAAACCTGTACAAATTTCCACCCGTCCATGCGTTGGGCATTGTTAGAGGAAACACAAACACTGGACGGTGACACGACCCTATCGTTTAACCACTTTCGAGCTTGCAACACCGTGTTGGAGGATTACGGAGAGCATAAAGCGATTGAGGTATTACGAATGGCTGCCGATGAATCATGGTCAATTGCACAAATGAGACGATACATTGCTACCGAGATTCACGGTAAAGAACCCAAGACACAATACAAAAAGTTGCACGACATCACAGCCGATGCAATCCGCAATGAAAGCAGTGTGCATTTCATCACGCAAGACCCATGCGAAAACGTCCACATGAGCGATAGAGTTCGCATTGTTGTATACGAAATTATAGAGAATGAGAGTTAGTTATGAACACCATTGATATTGTAGCGTTACAAGAAACCATTGACCATCCATCAGACGAAACCTTGCTAGATAGTCTTGAATACGACCATTTAACGTGCCTATTCCTAAACGCAATGATTCTGCACGATTTAACATCGGAACATTACCGCGTGTTGTGCTTTATCTGTGCGAAGTACAACGAACATGGTAAATCGTTAGCCGTATCCGATATTGTCGAGTTTAGCGCAAAGTCGCGCCCGACCGTGCTAAAGATTGTATGGGACTTGCGAAATACCGGACTTATCCAGTTTGATACACTTGACAAAAACCGGATGAAAAACCGGACAATCACGCCGATGTTCATTGCAGATAAAAATTTGCAGTACGACCTAAGCGAATTAGCTTTTTAAATAATCGAAAACGCTTAAATTAGCGATTTACAGGTTAACCATGTCCAAATACGAGTTAATCACGGTAAACAGCGATTTTATCACGGTAGGCGACGAATTCATAACGCCTACCACAAAACTACCCTACCGTGTACAGACGATTGACAATTACACCTATAACGAAACGTTGAAAGCATACGAGCGCAAAGCCGTGTGCCTGTGGCTGGATAACGGGTGTTTGTTTAACACGATTTTTAAGCGAGACGTGGTGTATAGGTCATTGGAGATAGTAGACGATGAATGAGCTAGCGCGGAAACGTCCAATTCTTTCAAAATAAGGAAATCTAATGCAGACGACAATGTTCACAAACAAAGATCATATAAACCGTACATGGGAGATTTTACTATCCGCTATCAAGCAATATAAACCTAGTAAAATTCTAGTCTCTTACAGTGGGGGGCATGATAGTGCAACGGTTTTACATCTTATGGATAAAATTGAAATCAAATTTGATGTATTAACCATTGACACAGGCATTTCTACTGATGGTCACATAACGCGCATTTACAACGAAGTTGTTAACAAACTCAATAAACGATTGTGGATATATAGCAATAATGGCGCAGAATGGTATAAGCAACAAGTGTTAGACAATGGATTCGCTTATACACCAGTGATTCACACAATTTATTATCGAATGTTAAAAGAACGCGCCTTAATGACAGCATTACGAGACTTCAAGAAACACCGAACTGATAACATTATGTTTGTAACAGGGGTGCGACGCGCCGAATCTGTCAAACGTAGACATACGCCATTAATCAGTAAATCAGGAAGTCGTATATTCTGTAATTTGATTGCAGAATTCACTGATGAGGACAAACATAGTGTCATGAAAGACAATACGTGGTTTAAAGGGAAAACGACAGAGGATTGTATGTGCAATTGGCATTGTAAATACAAGTTAAGCCATCTAGAGGAAAGTCCACAATTACATAAATACATGGCAAATCTTGAATCTGATATGCGCGACATGGGGCTATGGGGCTATGGGGAGAAACCTGATCCATCACTTGTGCAAGTTGGGGAGATAGACGATGATGAAATGCCGGATGATAGCCTATGTGTGAATTGCTACACAAAAACACTTTTTTAATTTGTTTTCAGAGCTTGTACGCTTGATTTTTTATCGTAAAAGCTTTATCATAGGATCACAATAAAATAAAGAAGCCCCAAACGCGGATACGTTGGAGCGACAAAGAACTATCTCGTTAAGCCTGACTATATGCTTAATAGGATAGCAGATTTGACGACCAAACGCAAGGGGTAACGATACGATATAAGGAATAATCTTATGGATACTGACAACAATCAATACATTAATATCTGTAACGAAGCACTAGCAGAGTTAAACCCCTATCAACTGGCTTTGTATTGTAACTACTTACAATCATTCCACCCCTGCATCGAAGGTATATCCAAAACAAATAAAGTGATTGCACAAGAAACACAAATGAGTGTTCGCAAGGTTCAATCAACTCGTAAAGAATTGGAATCACTTGGATATATTGTTGTGACAACGCAACCGGACGAAAACGGGATTATTCGTGCTGCACCGCATGTATGCCTCAATCGCGTATGTGTATAAAATTTTGTCAATTGAACTAATCGAAAACGATAAATAACGAAGCAAGGACGATAACAATGCCTATACCACAACCTAAACAAAACTGGTCAATGTTACCCCACTATTTCATTGAAGAAATGATGCCAGATATATCTAAGCTATCTGAAATGAAAGTTCTTTTATACGTGTTACGCCATACGTGGGGTTTCCAAGATGAATCCAAAAAAATAACACTAGATGAGTTCCAGCACGGGCGCAAAAACAAAGACGGGGGACGGCTTGACGCGGGTTGCAATATGAGCATCAACGCCATTAAATCAGGTATAAAAAGTGCGATTGCACACGGCTATTTACAGGTCGATACAAACAGTTCTGATAAAGCACGTATCAAGAAAACATATTCTATCATTTATATGCCTGTTGATACATCGGAATCCGGAGTATCAGAAGTTGATAGTCTACCGTCAGAAGTTGATAGTCTACCGTCAGAAGTTGATAGTCGATCAGAGAAAGAAACTATAGAAAGAAACTATAGAAAGAAAAAACCTTTATCGCCTACCGTCGATACATCGAAACAAGATTCAGATAAAGAAACGAAACCGGACAAATCAGCTAGCAGCGATACGAAAAAAGAGAAGCCACTAGACCCGATAGACGTATGGGCTGCTAAACACGTGTTTGAAGTAGACCCACGCAAGACGACCAAAAGCGTTAAGTTCATGATAGGCAATTGGCGTAACGGCATTAAAGAGGTGCATAAGCTACATGATACAGACGCATCTACTATCTACCTAGACATGTGGAAAGAATACTATCTTGAGACAAATGACGGTGTACCATTGCCACGTAATCGGGAAAAGCTAGAAGCCCATTACAGCAAGTGGTACGACCACATGAAAGCGCAACAATCAAAGACTATCACGCCGCCCCCTGCTACATGGTCACAAGACGTAGATATTGAGTTTGAGTTACCCCCTGTATTAAAGCCACGTCGGAGTGCAAGCAATGAATAACGACCACAAAACACAATTAGAACGTGATTATGCCGTTGTGTGTGCCAACTATGGCATGTGGCTAGCACGGTATCACAGTCGCGCCTATCGGAATCGGTACGATGAATGCGAAAAGATGCTAGTTGCACTCGAATCGGAGATTGACCATTACGAGTCTGAACTAGGAATGCACAAGGATAATCAATCATGACGACACTTGATAACGTAATCGCACACCTTGAATCGATAGCACACGTCAAGTTAAAGCGCGACAAAAGCGGCTATCGTGGTAACAGCCCGTTCCGCAATGACAGTAATTCGCGTGGATTCTCAATATACGATATTCGTAGCGACGGGGAAGCCGCTACGTACAAAGACCACCCCGCAAACGAATCAGGCACACTGTACGCCCTAGCGAACAAATTAGGCGTAGAAATCGTAGGGAATCGTCATGAGGTAGCAGATACTAAACGTAGCTATCAAGGGTTAGCCGACTATGCACAGGCGCATGGGGTCACAGCCGATAAGCTGACTGAGATGGGATGGGAGCAAGTTACCTATCAGGGACGTGATGCGATTAAGTTTCCGGTTGCAAAGGACATCTATCGCTATCGATTCTTAGACGATGGAAAACCGCGCTATATAAACGAATCCGGTTATGTTCGTGTATGGTACGGGCTAGGGCACGCGATTGAGTATGCCAACGAAAACAACCTAGATTATATCGTCTTGTGCAACGGCGAAATTAGTACGGTATCCGGTAAATGTCACGGACTACCTGCGTTTGCAATGGCAGGCGGGGAAAGTTCTATACCAGACGATTTACTAGAATCCTTGAATGCAGCATGGCATAAGACGATTATCACTGCATTGGATTGCGATAAGACCGGACGCGACGCTGCAAAAGCAATCAAGGCGCAACTACCCAACGCTAAAATTGTGCAAATGCCGTTAACCGAAAATGGCGATTTAGCCGATTTTTGTATGTTGCATCAGGATCAAAGCTTAACCGAGCTTGCCAGACTGGTAGACGCGCAAAACCCAACCGTTGCACAGAATCCACACGAAACAGACGCGCAATCCAGCGACGCGGCGGCGCAAACTGTCAAGGAACAAATCTACGGTGAAATAGATACGAATGTCCGGACGTTCAAAAACCCTCTTAAATCGTTGCATCAATTTGGCGGGTTTAATCGAATCTGTGTAACGGGCAAAGTCACACTGATCATAGGTGGCACAGGTACAGGTAAAACACAGCTAGTCGAAACCATAACCGATAAATTAAACCGTGATGGGTATAACGGCGGCTGGAACGGCGAAGAATGGACAAAAGAAGAAATGCACATGCGCCGTATCCAGCGATACAGCCACGATCCCCATATTACTTATGAAGATATTCAACTTCATAACATTTGGGTTGCAAATCATAAGCGCGGCATCCATCCGGACGATAACGACGGGGTTAAGTTCACCCCTGAACAATACATTGCTTTTAATCGTGCCAATGATTTTATTATCAACTTTGACGGCAAAATGGATTATGCAGAACGCCATACAAGCATTGACGATGTGTTTGATGACATGCACACCTACATTGACCGGATGCAACGCGAAGACAAAGAAGTCGATTTTATGGTGTTTGATTATGTGCAATTGTTGCGTGCCTCTAGTCCTGAAAAGTCGATTAATCGATTTGAATACGCCTTTGAACAGTGTAAAAAGTTTAGCGCAGATAAAAACGTTCATGTATATATGCCCTCGCAAGCGAATAAGCTATCACAGGACATCGCAGCTAGTGGTGGCTCACTAGGGTTGCAAGACGCGCATTATATTCGTGCCGATAAAGCCAATGGCGTGTATGCCCTCAATCGTGTGCTTGTCAAGAATGGGGATGAGTACATAGAAACCCCCTGCTTTTGGCTCAATATCGTCAAGGCTTCGTTAGGTAAAAAAGGACGTGTACCCCTGCTTATGGATTCATCACACCTTGTCTTCAAAGAAACATACCGCGCATCCGGTGGAGATACCTTAATCGATTGGACACGTGACGAAACATATGAGCATGTCATGGGGAACATCTTCTATCAGGGTAACAATTCTACACGTGTAGAAAATATACCATTTTAATTATTTTGATTGCAAACTAATCAAAAAAGCTTTATAATAAAGCTTATACGATAAAGGAAAAGGTTTATGCAAGATTATATCGAGTTTTTAAAGAGTAAAGAGTTTACTGTTCAGGATGTTGGTTTTGATGTACCGCTATCTGCGATTCATCCAACATTATTCCATTACCAGCGCGACATAACAAAGTGGGCTATTAAGCGTGGTCGTGTAGCGTTGTTTGAAGATGTTGGACTTGGGAAAACTTGCCAACTGGGAGAATTTGCGCGTCAAATCGATTTACCAACATTGATTATATCCCCGCTTGCCGTTGCCCATCAGACGATTGATGAATTGCACAAGTTGATTGATATGGATGTTCGTTACGTCCGTAGCTCCAAAGACCTGCGATTCGATGAATGCAAGTTCTACATCACGAACTATGAGATGGTAGACAAGTTTAATGCTGATGATTTTGAAGTTGTGATCTTAGATGAATCATCTATCCTCAAGAATCTAACAGGCAAGATGCGTAATGCTCTGATTGAACAATTCAAAGATACCCCCTACCGGTTATGTGCAACAGCTACCCCCGCGCCCAATGACATTGAAGAAATCGGAAACCATGCAGAATTTTTAGGTGTGATGAAACACTCACAAATGTTGAGTACATTCTTTGTACACGATTCGCAATTGCGTAACGGTGCATGGCGACTTAAAAAACATGCTGTTAATGCGTTCTATCGCTGGTTAGCATCATGGTCTATCGCACTCGAAAAACCTAGTGATTTAGGGTATTCGGACGATGGATTTATTAAACCCTGCGTCAATTATGAAACGATTACGATTGATACAGCATTCCGTCAGGATGGTAAATTAGCAGGCTTTGAAGATTTGCAGATTAGCGCAACCGACGCAAAGCGGATACGACGCGAATCGATAGAGCAACGGGCTAACCTGCTAGTTGAGTTTGTGAATCAGACCAACGAACAATACATCATATGGTGTGGCTTGAACAAAGAATCCGAACTGCTAGATAGTTTGTTACCAGACGCGGTTAATGTCACAGGTAGCATGAAACCGGATGATAAAATCGATGCAATCCGTAAGTTTGTGAATGGCGATATACGCATCTTGATTAGCAAGACCAAAATCGCAGGCATGGGTGTAAACATGCAGAATTGTAAAAATATGGTGTGGTTTGGTATTGATTACAGTTGGGAACAATTCTATCAGGGTATTGGTCGTATTTGTCGCTACGGTCAACAAAGTGACGTTGTAGACGTGACCATTATCACATCGGAACATGAGTTAGGGATTGTAGAAACAATCTTCGAGAAAGACCGCAAGGCATCAGAAATGAGAACAAAACTTATCCAACATATGGCTTTAAATAGTGAGGTGAAAAACGATATGACACTTGACGATAGTGCTTTTGTATATGCGACGGACGAAACCGAAACTGATGATTATAAGATGTGGTTAGGTGATTCTGTGGAACGGATGCGAGACATACCAGATAACAGTATTCACTTATCGGTGTACAGTCCCCCGTTTAATGATGTGTTTGTATATAGCAATACGAATCGTGACATTGGTAACAGCAAGGATTACGATGAATTCATGGAACACTACCGCTATATCATCCGTGAAAACTTACGAGTCACAATGCCCGGTCGTCGCGCTTGCGTCCATGTATCGGAATTGCGGACGCTAGCCACTCGTGATGGGTATCGTGGGTTAGTAGATTTTTCAGGACGTGTCATAGAAGAATACGTTAATGCGGGTTGGATTTGGCGCGGTCGTGTGACGATTGACAAGAACCCACAAGCACTAGCGATTCGCACAAAAGATACAGATTTATTGTTCGCTACTCTTAAGCGTGATAGTGCCAGTTCTGTCCCTATGAACACAGATTATCTACTGCTATTCGATAAGCCCGGTGACAATCCTATTCCTGTTACACCTGTGTTGAACGGGGAAGTGTCTCAAGAAGATTGGATTCAATATGCACGGGCTGTTTGGTATGACATCAGCGAAACCGACGTACTTAATGTTCGCGTGGGTAAAGCGAATGAAGATGAAAAACACATGTGCCCATTGCAGCTACCCTTAATTGATCGTTGTGTTAGATTGTGGAGCAACCCCGATGAAACCGTATTTAGTCCGTTTGGTGGCATCGGCAGTGAGGGGTATCAGGCGATTCTACGGGGTCGCAAGTATCACGGCATCGAATTGAAGCCCGAATATTATAGCGTGGCTGTTCGCAACTTAGCAGAAGCGACCACCAAAAACAAACAGATTGACATGTTTTCTTTGTTGCAAGCTAACTAATCGAATACGATAAAGGATAAATCGAAAATGTTTAATCAAGACCTTATCAATGAAGCCATTACCGCGATTCATGAGCAACGATGGGATAACGCTTGTGACTGGCTTGTATTAGCCATCAACGATATAGGGGATGCGAACCAACCCTATAACACGGAGTGGTTCAACCTCGCAGAATATGTAATGCCTATGATTAGCCGTAGCAAGGCATACGATTTGAATTGCATCATGAAAGCGGTGCAATAGCATGTTAGGGGAAATACTTTACAAAACGAAGTCCAGACGCATGATACAGATTCAACGACTATTAGAGATTTGCCGTATGTATCGAAAGCATGATGAATTAACCATGCGTCAGGGTATCCGGTTATATAGTCAGTGTCACGGGTTTAGGCTTTACACGAAACAGCTAATAAAGATAAATCAGGTAAAGCGTATACGCCGTGATTCTGGAATCCATATCTATCAAGCGGTTGATAAAGATAATATGCGCGAACTTATGACAGACTTACGTATTCATTTAGCAAAAACGGAGGCGGCATTATGGAAAGCAAGACGGAAATAACAGCATTTAACGAACTGATTCGATTCACACAGGATCACGAACACGATACACATTGTTATCTGCACGTGTATGACGGTTGATTAGCGCTCTTCTTTTCATTGTCGAAAACGTTTATCAGTACCGTATCAGACCATTTCAAAGTCACGGATATGCAATGTATCCAGTTGGAACGGTTCATGAAAGCATACCCTAGTTACGATAGCTATCACGCGATTGTGACCTATGACAGCGTGAATCAGTTATTCAGTGTGCAACATCAGACGATAGACCATACGGGCGCAATGAATGGCGACATATACGACAGTGAAAGTTATTTCGACATTGAATTGAACCCTGTGTTTTTGAAGGCGGTGCAATCATGATTACCAATCAAGCAAAAGAGATCATACAGAGTCAAAAGACCCAATATCGTCAGATTGTGAAGGATAGTGAGTTCGGGCTAACAAGCCAGTGGGTAAAGTATCATAGCGGTAATAATGTCCGAACAAAATGGCAAGTCGGGCGTGACTATGCTGTTGTTCCTAAGCGTGGAATGCCACAGGTGTATTATCGGTTTAATGGTGATGAGTTGGAACTAGCCCACATTGATACAGAGGTGAGTACATTCCCAAATCAAACATGGCTAGATTATGCAAGACAGCGTTATGAAAAGGATTGGAAATCGGTTTTGCAGTTCCATGATTGGAAACCCCTATCTATCCGATTGACTGACATTCGATGCGAGCCGTTACAGGGCATCACAGAAGCCGATGCGATTGCAGAGGGGATTAAAACGAAGCACCACAGCATTGCCCCGTTGTATTGGGACTATATTACTAGCGAATGGATTCCTACGCCTGCCATCGACAGCTATCGTACCCTATGGGATTCCATCAATAAACGCGCTGGGACACGTTGGCAAGATAATCCCGATATATGGGTATTAGAGTTTGAGGTGGTGCAATCATGAGCACTATGAAGATAATCGATAGGCTTGCGTCTATACAGCGCATCATAGACGACCCCAACGCGCCACAGGGTGAACGAGACACGGCACAATCTAAACTGCAAGAGCTATTAGCAAAGTACAACATCGCGCCGGAATCTATCAAACAGCCACCAAAGAAAGATTATGTATTCAAATATCAGCACAGATGGGAGAAAGACCTGTTGTGTCAGATTATTTACAAAACTTTGCAAGTGAATCGGTTTGATTACTTCGTATCACATACCCCGTCTGGCACAAAACGGCGCGAGATTGAAATTGAACTGACAAAATCTGAATACGAAACTGTTAATTCGTGTTACGAAAAATATCGTGAATTATATAAGCAAGAACTAGATGACTTCTTTTCTGCGTTTCTGCATAAACACAAGCTGTTTGCCCCTAAAAAACATGGTGATGAAATTGACAGCGATATTGATTGGGATCGAATTGAACGGCTTATGCAAATGATGGCAGGATTGAGGACGCTGCCGATGGATGACAATCTATTGAAAGGGGTTAACCGATGAATAAGCAGGATATTGTTGTAGGCGGCATTTATGAGTTTGACTTAGACCTGAATACAAATTTGCAAGTCAAACATTTACGATTGAATGGGTTTCCTGATGCTATTCCAATGAACTATAGAAAATATGGCGAATTTAAGCATATTGTAATTAATGGAATATTCCAACATGTCCTTAGTGGCCTTGACAGAAAAGCGAAAATGAATTGTGGAGAGCTTTTTGTTGAGTCACTCGGTAAACAAGTCGGATTTGATGCAACCTATACCGATGAATACAAGCAAGCGCAAAAGAAATGTGAAACTATTCAATCTGCCATCGATGCTTGCGATACCATCATTAGTTACGAAAAACACATGTACGGAACATGGACGGACGATGCAGATTCCGTAAGTGCTATGAAAAACTCCTATCAAGTAGATTTAGAGTTTGCAAAAGACGAACTAAGTAAGATCAAAGCGACATCATGGTTTAAGGAGGGGGACAATGCCTAGTATCCCATACACACCTGTACCTGGTACACTTGCAACGCTACTATGTTACGACGGTGACGGCTACACGACTGACAATCCACGCGATTACGATGAATCCGATTTGGTCGAAGTTGAGGTGATATTTGACGATAATTCCTTGCCATGTTTCTACGATGTGATTGAAACAACCGACAATATCCGATACGTGTCTGGATACGACATATATACCGATGGGTTGCTCCCCATTCTGATTAAGGAAATCCATCGCGTGTTACCCAAAGGTAGCAGCCGTGCCAGCTAGTCGGGAAGGGAAACGACGCGGTAAACGGATGCGACGTAAGCGCAAACGAGCGACCATGCGACATATGAGCGCATACGATACGAGTCGGCAACGGGGTATCTTCGCAGGGTGGAAGCTGCCAAAGATTACACGCAAGCACAAAGGCATGATTAAAGATTAATTATATTAACCGAAAGGTGTAACACTATGAGTACATTACAAGACATACAATCAGTTGTTGATAAGCAGAATTTTGTTATCTTGGATACTGAAACAACAGGGTTGCATGATGGGGAGATAGTTGAAATCGCAATTATTGACCATTTAGGGAATACGCTGATGGATCAACGGATTAAGCCCTATTTAGGAATCCCAAGAGATGCTTATCGTGTACATGGCATATCCGAAGATGATGTAAAGGATTGCCCCACACTTAATGATGTTATTGTATCGATTAAAGGTCATCTAGCAGGCAAGGATGTTATTGTATACAACGCGAATTACGATTACAACATCCTAAAACGCGCTGTGTTTCATGCTGGAATTCCTGAGATTGATTGGGATTCATTTTGTACATGGCATTGTGCTATGTTGGCGTTTTCACCTATCTATGGCGATTGGAACGATTATCACGGTAACTATCGATGGCAAAAGCTAACAACAGCAGCAAGTTATTACGGTGTAAAAGTAAAAAACGCTCATGCTGCTTTAGGGGATTGTTTAATGACATTGGGTGTTGTGAATAGTATGGCAAAAGAGAATAATTCATCGCAGTCAATATAGAGGCATTTTTTGCCGTAGGAAGTAGGTTTATAAGCTGTAATACTAAGCTTATAAGCTTGCTTATTTATCGTAAAGGTTGTATACTTATCGTAAACGTCAGTTTACAGGATGTATACACGAGGGATTATGAACGTAAAAGATGTTGTTTGGGATAACGGTAATGAACGCGAAAAAGGGTTAAGTGTCGATTGCGAAGTGGATTTTGCACACGCAAGCGCACGAATCAGCACTCATAAATACAATGAGCTTGTTTCTCAGGATGATACAAGTGGTATTTATTTAATCGATGGTGTTCCTTATGCAATTGGGGATAGAGCTAACGATTTCGGCTCTGTTCGTTACGAAGGGGCGCAACGATACACACCTGAATACTATAAGCGTTTTTTAGGTGTGGCATTTTATCAGATGTTTGAGAAAAGCACTAAGAATATTTTTCTGTATGCCAGTTTGCCCCCGAAAGATAATGCTTACAAAGACACGATTAAACGAATTGCATTAGGTGATGTAACGGTTGAACACGCCGGAAAAGAAAAGAAGTTTAGCGTTAAGACTGTTAAAACATGGTATGAGCCTGTAGGTGGTGCGATGAATCGCTTAATGGACGATAAAGGTTACAAGATTAAAGACATCGGGTTGAATAGAGGTGACACACTTGTAATCGATATTGGGGGGTTAACAACCGATTACATTATCCTTGAGGGGCAAAAACCTGATTTTGGGTCTGCGCGCAGCTTCACAGAACGCAACATTATTGACACCATTGAAGATTTTACAAGCGCGATTATTTCACGATACCCACGTGAATTAAGTTCAGCACGTGATTTAGATGCGCGTAAGATTCGAGCCGCACTTATTGATGGGTTCTATTCTGCGGGTGCTTTTGGGATGCTAGATGTCCAAAAAGAATCAAACGAATCGTGTTCAATGCTAGTTGATGCTGTGATAGCACGATATGAACAATACGGCGGTGCGCTATTGGACAACGTGCTTTTAACGGGCGGCGGCACAAAATTGCTTTATCATCGAATCATAGAACGTATGAAAATCAACAATCGATGGCGACATGGTGTTTATGGTGCTGTTGTACCCAAATCAGGGCAAGAGATGCAAAAAGCGAATGTATACGGTGCTAAGAAATTACTAGCATATTATGAGCGCAAAGGTGTGAAATAGTTATGGCAGACGTTTTTTCTATCCGGTGGCGTAAAAACCCAAGCGAAGCCGAAAAAATGGCGCGTGAAATCATTGAAGGATGGCAAGATAAGAATATTCATTATGACATGATTTTTAGTGCCGTTATCGATTTTGAAGGCAAAACGCCTATAACTGAATCCGGTATTACACGGTATCTAGGGCAATTGGCAGACAAGTTTACAAAGCTTGCTAATCGGTTTGAATCAGTGGATTTAACAACCGTAGGAACATCGCAAGCACAGAATAATGTTGTGATGGAATTTGATAAAGACTTTGATGATGCAATGCTAGGTGATTGGGATGATTAGCATGGACACATACGACGCGCTATACATCCTACTAGACACGCTTATTGAATCAGGCATGAGCTACGAAGACGCTTTCGAGCAAGTGTGGCAGATGGAATACGAATTACTAGGAGACACGGAATGACCCCAAATAGCAACCTATGGACAGACCAGCATGTATTACGGCAAAAGCTATTCATCAGCGTTCTGGCACATAATCCGGGCAACGCTGAATTACTCGAATTATGCGAACAGTGGAATGTTACGCCTATCTATTTTGGCGCATGGCAATATGGCAGCGTGAATCGACTTGCAACAATCGCAGAATTAGCCAAATATCTACGGGGACACGAATCATGAACGTCGGTAAAGCAATTAAGGTGTGTCGCACCCAACGCGGCTGGAATCAAACGACACTCGCACAACGCGCGAATATCAGCATATCGCACGTATCGAAAGTGGAAAGCGGTAAACGTGACCCTACCATGTCGGTACTACAAAGCGTATCAGACGCGCTAGATGTACCGTTAATGATGCTTATGTTCTTGGCATCCAGTGACGATGAATTAAAGCGAATCGACACAAAGACACTCGAAAAGATAGCGCATGAATCAGTGAAGATATTGAAAGGGTAACAAGATGGATAAGGATGTTTTGATAGAAGATTTAAGAGGTGCTAAATGGATTGCGGACGACATTGTTTCTGAACTTTCTAACATTATTAGCAAAGTGGAAAAAATCGGCAAACCGGATAAGCCAGAGGATAATCCTTATGACGATCTGTTTATCGAATGTGGATTACCCCTGTTACATAGAATGTCAGTAAGCCAAAGATATGAGCTTGAACAAGTCTTAAAGGATTTTAGCAATGGAATTTAAACAAGGCGACATAGTACGATTCAAGGAAGCATATGCTTATGATGATTATTGTCCACACTGTGGTAGTGAGATCAAAGAATGGATAGGGGAAGGTGAAGAACGCGACATTCTGAAAACTAGTAAGGACTATATAACTCTGTACGAATGTCATATGGATATTGAAGATGCTAAGGCGTATCTTGAAATAGTGAAGGGGTAACGAGATGATTAAAATAAGAATAAGTCACAAAGTAGAATCTCAGTATGATGTTGTAGATTACTTGGTTAAACAAATACCAGTGATAATTCATCCTGTTGAAGATATTACAAAACCATCGACTGATAAAGCTATCACAAAGATAATTGAATTAGACCTTCCATCAGATGAAATGACAAAAGCTTTTGCATTTTTAGGGTTTCTTGGATGGGAATCCGATGTAATAAAATCTGAGGATAAATGGAGAATCGTAAATGATAATTTCCATTCGTTGGCAGATCGATTTTGTTCTCATTTTAATGTTGAATCAGTTGGTTTAGGATGGGATGGAATGAATGCGACTTTTGTTAAAACAGATGAGTGTACCCGTACAATTAGCATTAATCGATTGTATAAATTGTCGCAAGACGATTTATTCTTAACAATTGTATCAGAATTCCATTGAATCAGTGAAGATATTGAAAGGGTAACGAGATGAATAAAAATATATATCAAGATAGTTTAAACGAATTTGATAACAAACTCAAAGAGTATGCGATTGAGCTTGTAAAAGCCGAAATGGAAAAGTTACATCCAGCCCATAAGGTTAATTTTGATAAAATGTTTGGCAGTATCGATAAAGAACCAATCGATCAGCTAAGACAGTTCTATCGCATTTGCAAGATGACTATAGAAAAGTACGAAAGACCGATTAGTATTTTACCGCAGTAACAAATCGAATACGATAAATTTGACATCGAAAACGATTCATGATAATATGTTCTAGTAGAGATACCATAACGGTATCTTTTTGTGTTGTGAGGGTCTATGACGAAACCATATGTTAGGCAATTAGCACGTGAATTCTATGAGAAGCGATGCGAGGGTTGGAACGACGTTGATATAGCCAACTACTATGACCGTAGCGAATCTGGTGTACGGGGTGGTATATCCGAATACAAAGCCCTGATAGAGTGGGAATCGCAACAAACAGCGACCAAAGCCCCGATTGAGTTTCCGAAATCCCCTCATGATTTAGACGACCCCCTACCAAAACTAAAGCAAAGTGTAAAACCAACCGCTATCCGGTCGTTAACAGGTGGAAACCATGATACAGACGACTTTAACAAGCGGTATAACGACCTAAAGCAGCGTAAGCGATTCATTACCGTCTTCTTTCCGTTTGACAAGCATATCCCGTTTCATGATAAAGATGCGATTGCATTAGACCATGTGATTATGCGCGACATTGGGGCAGACATTATTGTACATGGTAGTGATGTGTTTGATTTTCCGACTATATCACGCCACCAACCGGATTATGAGTTACGGAACAATCCAAGCTTTGACGATGTGTATTACAACGTGGAACGGGATTACAGATACGATACGGATTTACTGGCTAGTGTTGGTGGCGCCCCACTTATCCCATTTATCTATGGAAACCATGATAGACGGTTTGTCGATATGGCGTTAGAAAGTGACGCGCCACGATTGCTGATTGAGCAGTTTATCAGCATGGTACGTAATGAGGGTACGGTACACTATCTAGGTTTAACGCAAGAATTGCTACTGGATACGTTATTCATCCGACATGACGGCGGTATCAGTAAGCACACAGCCGCGACGATGCTATCACGTGATAACAGCGTCCACCATGTAGCAGGGCATACCCATAGGAGCGATTACTTTAGTCACACGTCAAAGCTATTCAGACGACATAGTATGGTTGTTGGTTGTCGGTGCGATTTGAATCCACACTATCAAACAAAGTTAGGTAAGCATACGTCAAATTGGAATCAATCGCTGGGATTCTGCATACTGGATACACAGACGGGTAACGCCCAAATGTACGATTTGGAATACTACCGTGATGGCAGCCATATTTACGCGATGAATGGCAGCGATACATACAAGGTTCAATTGTCGCATGATAACGAATCGAATAAGCTATATAAGTAATCGTTTTGGATAAATTGGGATAAGTTGGGATATATGTTTGAACGTGAGCTATTAAATAAACACAACATCAAATTGTTTGAAGAAATGAACGGCAAAGCGATCAAGATTGAAAACAAATATGATGCGACATTAGAGTGCAAAATATTTGAATTGTACGGTGAATGGAATGTGATTATTTGTGCAGTCATTGATAGAGAATCGGATACTGCTAAACTAGATTGTTTTACCCATGTAGATTGGGCTGGGAAAGATAAGCTAATGGTTATGCTATCCCCTGCCAACTTTACTATAGACGGTAAGCCGTTTAGTGATTTAATCCAATGGAATACACCTCATTACAAGTTTTTATATGGTTGATAGAGGATATATGCTAAAAAACCTTATCAGGCAAATCTATCAGCTTATGTTATCCGAGTTATTATCTGTCATTTTTGGTGAGCCGACGCAATCCCTATCCAAGCGCGAAAAGATCATATTTGTACTTGGGCTAATCATCGGATTATTAGTATCGGATTATCTATTATGAAGCAATACATCCCTACACGACATGGCTTTATCCTACGTACAGACCGTCTATGGAATGGTGAATATTACAGCGCAACAGCTAGACCGACTGAACAAATGGTACTCAATCATATTGTGAACAAGACCCCATACCCGTTTGACGATGATTTATACCGGGCGCGTCGCTATGATTTAGACTTTAACGACCTTGATTGGAAAATCTACTTACTGCTTATGCACTTAAAGGGACGTGTCAAGTTTGGAACGGATGATAAGTCGCTCCAAGATGAGCACGAAACCATGAAGATGTTAAGCGAATCGTACTATTTGAATATCCCTGTTACACAACTGATTGTACATTATGCGGAAATGCTAACCAAAATGGCGCGGCGTGGACTAGCAGGATTGGAAGCCGTGCCAGACATTCCCAAGTCAGAACGTGCCAAATTGAACGCGATGTTAAAGCGGGTAGGATGATATGATAGCTAATTTATCGAATACGCTTGACATTAAAGCTTTTGCGATTATAATTAGATTAGTGGTTCTTTCATCGACAATGCCAGCTTTTCCAGACAACGCGCCTACGGGCGTTTTGTCGTTTAGGTAAACTTCTATGATACTTTTCCGGTCTACCATTCTGCAAGCTCAAACGATTATCAGGCGCGTAAACAGTGTCTTATACAGGCGCAACTATCGGCAAATCATCAATGATTATCTGATTGACCGATTACAATCGTTATCCCCTCAATATGTACTAGGCACATTCTATTTATGGTTTACCGTGTTCAATGCGATTATCGTTGAACGGGGTATCAATGGTGGTGTTGCTAGCCTCGCAGACTTCTTGGGGGTCAATGCGTATGTGATTGTGATATTTACCGGATTCATGGCGATGTACTGCTATGCCCGTAACCAACTGCCAATATATTATATTTTTGGTGCGTTACCGATTGTTATCTATGCCTTGTATATCTTTTATGCAACCATCTTTTTAGGGTTTCAACTGTTAGGGTTACTCGCAATGCTAGCATACGGTACATTCCCATTCCTGTTTATCATCGGGGTTGTGCAATCGTATCGGCTCAAGAAGGCATTTAAGAGTATCCACGATCTGCAGACCGACTTAAAAGACATACAGGATAAAATCTTAAATGGATAAGCTATTAGAGAATCCGATTATTGTCGGGTTTATCGGGCTTGCCATCTTCATAGGCATTGTGTTTGGCAATGGTAAACAGACACAACCCACTGATGAGCCAGTATCCAAGAATCCTGACGACTTGCAGGAATTCACAACAAAATACTTGTTACAAGAGCTACAAGCCGCACGAGAACAGATTAACGACTTACAAAAGCAGGTCTACCAGAGTAACACGGAATCGGGTACACAAATCGCAGGGTTACGCGCCGAAATCGCAAAGCTTAAAGATTCTACACGTGTAGAAAAGGATAGTTAATGCTAGGTCAGTATTTCGATGATAATGATATTGAATCAGTACGTAAGGCACTAGAATCATCCACGATTAGCAATGATAATGCACTAACCATTCAAGTGTGCCAACCAACGCAACCAGACGCGCAAATAGAAGCCTTACACGAAATCATTGCGCTGCACAATCAGTACACAGTAGCGATTATGCGACATATTACAGACCATAGCACAGACATCAATGAAGCGATTACAGATATATTTACACGCAAGCAGACATTGAATGACGCTGTGGATGCGTATATGAATGAATACGATATTATACTAGAGATAGAGTTATAGTGTTTAACATACCCCCGAATAACGATTACACCGAAAAAACGCCTATTCTTGAGGCGTATCATCAATGGTGCATGGCGCAAAAGCCCCCGTTTCACTTTATGTGGGTAGCGTATAACTGGTACGAAAACCGTTACATTGTTTCATTGCGTGGTGGCTTCGTTCAGATTGACCGGAGTACATTCGATAGCTGTGCAACCCATCAGGATAGATACACCCTTGTAGAATCTGAGATTGCGAAACATCGGCACAATGGCTAACTTACGCGATTTACCAAACAATGACATTTTAGAAGTATGGCGTGATACCCGTAGTGACTTAGCAGGAACGGTATACGGCTTGCAAATCCCCAGGAATGCCGATTTTGTACGGGTATTCGTTGGTGATCCGTTGGACGTTGCCAGTGACTTTATCGCCACGATTACGATTAACGACCATCAGCATAATGTCAATATCGTTAGCCACGTGTTGGAACATCATGACCACATCCCCTATAAGACATTGCAGATGGAATTCTGCTTTGAGTTTATGAAGCGATTAATGAGACGGTTGGCAGACCATGACCCTAACGGATAAGCAACGTGCATTCGTTGACGAAAAAGTAAAAAATATCATACAGCCTGAACTACCAGATTATCAAATAGCGATTAATGCGGGGTATGCCGAAAAAGGTGCTCATGTAACAGCTTGTAATCTATTAAAAAATCCTAAAATTAAAGTTGCTATTGATGAGCGTTTAAATGAATTAGGAATGGGCGCAAGCGAAACACTAGCACACTTCGCACAGATTGCACGTGGGTTAGTCAAGGATTCTGATATTAGCCACCGTTTAAGAGCGTTGGAAAACATAGCAAAGTATCACAACCTCACTACGAGTAGCACACAGCGCATAGAGGACTGGAAATCGGACGCGATTGAAGCGATTAAATCCGGTAGCATTGACTACGATGTATTGCGTGACGTGTGTACCGACATGGGAGAGGATGCAAGCCTAGCAGACCAGTTATTCAAGTTGGCAAATGTCCCGATTGCTGATTAGTACGGCAAAAGTCCGTACAAAGCAGAAACAACAGAATCGCACGTATGATGACATTGCACCGCATTTAAAGATTCAAGATAAGCAAGACCGCATCGTATCATTCACCCCTAACGAAATCCAAGCCGATTTTATGAAGCGTCGCACTAAACGCGACCTTGTATTGAAATCGCGTCAAGTGGGAATGACAACATTTTGCCGTGCCGATGATTTTGTTATCTCTCAGATACAAGCTAGTCGGCAGCTTGTTATTACGGATAAGTCAGAGAACACGCAAAAACTACGGCGTATGAATGATCGATTTTACGACTACCTACCGGAAAAGTACAAAATCGGTAGAACATCCGATAACGCAAGTACAACCGTGTATGCCAATGGTAGTGAAGTGTCAATCGATACGGCTGGCAGTAGCAGCGCAGGACGTGCGTCCACGTTCCGACGGTTACACGCATCGGAAGTAGCATTCTGGAAAAACGCGAATGATGTCATGTCGGGTATTCTGAACACGTTACCGCTAGATGGGTACGCTGTTGCTGAGAGTACACCCAACGGGGCTATTGGCTGGTTTTACGATGAATGCATGGCAGCGTTATCAGGCGATAGTGTATGGACGTTGCACTTCTATGAGTGGTGGAAATCGTCTTACAACCGCTTGACCGTCGATATGATGCGAACATATGAATTGCCGATAGACGACCTTGTATACCCCTACAATGACGAAGAAAAAGAGCTAGTCGCTAAGCATGGGCTAGTGGAATCGCAAATCTATTGGCGACGCTACAAGATGAAAGAAGACCCGGTTAAGTTTAAGCAAGAGCATCCAGAGGACGTATATCAATGTTTCCTCGCATCGGGTAACAGTTATTTTGGTGATACAGAAAACAGCTTCAATGCTCCATTAGACCCTGAATATGATGAATCGCACATCTACATGGCAGGGTTGGATTTTGGGCAAGATAACGATTTTACCGTATTAAAGATCATAGACCGTAACACCTATCAGGAAGTTGATAGCATCCGACTCAACAAAATGAGATGGGATGATATGCGGGCGCAGGTGCGTATCAAGTGCCAGCAATGGCGTGTCCGTATGGTGCTAGCCGAAAAGAATAGCATGGGTAGCACGAACATCGAAAGCCTGATTAAAGAGTTTGCGGAACACGATTGTGATACCGAAATACGGGCGTTTGTCATGAGCGCAAAGACAAAGCCGCCATTGATACAGGGGTTACATGCTGCATTACATGAGTATGGGTTGCAGCTACAAGCCGACAAAGCAACACAACACGAGTTTAGGAATTTTATCAGTAAGCAATCTGCTAGCGGACATTGGCAATATGAAGCTGATGAGGGCGCACACGATGACACCGTGATTGCAACCGCGCTAGCATTGTTTGCGGTTATGCGTGGGAATGTACAGATAGAGGCGATTTAATGCCAACACTAGCACAGCGAATCAAAGCATTTATGAACCCTGCTATGCCACAAAAGAACACAGCGAACTGGCTGGCAAGCGGGTTATTTGGGTACACAGGTGAATCATATCCATCCGGCATCCTACAGGATAACAAATACGGCTATGCACAGGCGTATATAGCCGTAATGGCAGTACGGCAAGCGGTCGATTACTACGCAACATCGGCATTGGATATACCCTCTCAGATTATCAAGAATACATCGGATAACGATGATAACGATAATGTGATAGCGCGTAGTGGCGACGTACAGACCACGAGTGAATTGTACGCTGTGTTCAACCACCACCAACATGAGTATGGGATTCATGCACTATCGGCAATGGTCTATAACGCTGTGCTATACGATTCGATTTATGCCGAAAAGGTAAACGGTCGTGTATCTAGTGGATCACGTCATTTTCGTGTACTCAATTCGCTAGGGGTTGACCCACGTGATGAAATGGGTTACATCTCCCAATTTGATTACAGTTGGAACAATGAATATCAGATGTTTCGACCGAAAGACATTGCATACTCGCATGGGTTTAATCCGTTTCACGATTTACGCGGGGCAAGCGTCCTAGCATCGGCAATATCCAAGATTCGGATTGAAGACAACCTAGATGAGTTCTTACAGGCGTTTTTCCGCAATAATGCGACGTTGGGGCTTGTGGGGAGTCCTATGCCAAACCCTAACCCCACAGGGATGAGCAATCTCACATCACAAGAAGTTAGTGTACTTCAAAAGCTGATTAACGGTTGGCACATAAGTGTTCGCAATAGCTTTAGACCGTTTATATCCAATGTGCCGATTAATTGGGAAGTGCTACCACAGCCCGAAATCGATAAGCAGTATTCCATCGGGGAGAATATCGAAAAAGAGATATTAACCGCGTTCGGTGTGAATCCTGCGCTAGTCGGGTATACCGATAGCACAAGCTACAAAGAAGATATTGCACAAATCGAATCGCAGTTTATCAACAAGCGGCTACGTCCGTTACTGTCAAGTATTCAAGACCTGATTAATCATAACCTTCTACCGTTTATCATGCGGTCAAATGACTACCGTTTTGAGTTTGACTATACAGGGTATCATCTTGTTACAGAGCAAGACTCATTAGCATTGGATATTCGCACGAAACAACTGCAATCCGGTGGTCTAGCCTTGAATGACTACATTGAACAGAACGGCGGTAAACGGGTTAAGGGATTGGATGATTTATTCATGTTTGAGGGTGTACCCGTTCCCAAAGATGAGATTGCAAATCTATGGAAATACAAGTTTCTTGTTGCTCCGTCCGTTTACAATAGCGAACTCATTACAGGCACACCATTACCACAGCCAGAAGACCCCAATAACGTGATTCCTACTAATTCAGGTGTTGAAACACTTGACGAACATGTAGGGGATACAGAAGCCGAAACCACACAGGATATGCCCGATGGTCAAGACGATACACCACCGGATACCGTTGTAGATGACATAGACGATAATACCGATGCGGATAAACATGTTACGGTATACGACTTGCTAAAAATGCCATCAGACCAGCGTGAAAAGATATTATCTGATGCGGTCGAATTAGCTAGTAAAGATGTTGAGTATCAAAAGGTGTTAGCTGATCTTGATCCCGAAATCGGCAATATATCGCTAGACAAGGTACATCCCGACGCAATGCCCACAGGGGATAGCGACGTATTCAAGTCCGCACCGATTAACCTAGATGACATCTTTAACGAGTTGGTGACATGGAAACGATATGTTAAATCGGGTAAGCATGAGAAATCGGCATTCGTACCGGATAAAACACGTGGGTATATAGCTGATAGCATCATGGCGGGTAACGAATCGGCATCTACCTTAATTACAGCATTAGACACCGAAATGGATACGCTTAAGGCGTTTATACGTAATGTTGAATACAGCTATGAGGGCAAAGACAACCATAAAGAATGGCTACAACAAAAAGCGATCCAGTCCACGCGATTAGATTTTGAGTTCGCTGTTGAGACATTGATTGAATCGGCACGTGCGACCACCACTGACAAGCGCACATTCAAAACGCACCTGATGCAATTTATACGCGGCTATGGTGGAATGGCGATGTTGGATGGCTTGCGCGTGGGCGGCGTGGTCACTGAATTAGCCTTGCTAGACGATGATGATAAAGCCATCATGGAATCGCATTTCGTCAAACAGCGCGATTATGTGAATAACCTAGCCGATGTGATATACGGCAAGGGTATTAGCGACTTAGAAGCGCAAGCAAAGCCTAGTATGTGGTTCAATAAGTCGATTGCACCACTATTTGAAGCGGGTAAAGCCAGCGCAGACAAAAATGGCATGTATGAGTGGGTTTATGGAATTGCCGAGCATTGCGAGGATTGTCTAGCGTTGAACGGACAAAGACATCGCATGAAAACCTATATGTCACGTGGGATAATCCCTCGCAGCGACAAATTAGCCTGTAATGGCTTTAATTGCAAATGTAACCTAGTCAAGGTGTTTGGGAATGCAGTTGGCAGACTGCCAAACATCTAAATAACACAATCTTATATCGATTCACACGAGCCGCGCAAGCGGTTTTTTGTTTTCCACATCACAACTACCTAAAGGAATAACACAATGGCAAATGCAATGTATACCGTTGCCAAAACGGGTCTATTAAACGGGTCTATTGACCTAGATAACGATGATATACGGGCTGTTCTTGTCTCTAGTTCGTACACATTTAGTGCAGCCCATGCCACGATGGAAAATGCGAATGTTCCCACAGCCGCGCGTATCGGCTCTATCACGGCGTTGGCAAGCGAATCCGTATCCAGTGGCGCGTTTGACGCTGCCGATTTGACATTTAGTTCAGTAGCAAGCGGTACGGCGGCTGCAATTATCCTATTTAAGTATGTCACAGACGGCGTATCATCCGATGATATTCCGATTTGTTACATTGATACAACATCAGATGCAAGTTTGCCTGTGGTCGCTAATGGTGGCGATATTGTCATTAGCTGGAACGGTAGCGGTATCATCACGACCTAATGCCACGTGATTATAGCAATCGATGGTATCTGTTAATCCATTTACCATCGTTAACGGCATTACAATTTAATAGGCTAGTCAATGATTACGCCGTAGAAACGGATTACACTACATGCCTGTATTCAGTTGACCCCGTAGACGGTATATCGCGTTATGCGGTTCTCAAATTCGACCGTTTGGCGTTCAATGGTGATGAGCCTCAAATACTCAAAGACCGTTTAATTGCAATTACACAGCGTCTACGCATTCAACAGTTCAAACTGTCTATGCTAACAACATACGCCGCGTATTTACCCGATGAAAACCACGATGGACATTATACATTGCGGTTTTCAGACCGTGATTTTGAGTTTACGAGGTAGATTATGGCAGGCATCATTAATCAAAAATCCGTATCTATAGACGGTGTAGACGATCACATTGATTGCGGTTCAGACACTTCATTAGACAATTTCTGGTCGGGGGGCGCGTCGTTTCAGGGGTGGTTCAGAATAGAGTCATACTCTAATAACGCGCGATTTGCCGATAAGGGTGCATGGCGTATATATACGAGTGGCGATGTTAGCAGTAACACCCGTGTATTCTTTCGGCATGAATTTAGCACCTTACAAGGGGTATGGCGTTCTACTTCATTTAATATTCCCCATGATGGTAGCGCGTGGATACATGTTCGTGTGGAATACGATAGCGATTCTGATACAAATGATCCTAGCATATGGATTAACAACGTAGCATCTACTATTTTTGAAGTCACCACACCATCAGGAACAGCCGACAGCGATGCAAGTGATAGTTTCCTTATTGGAGAAAGTAGCACAAGTGGAAACAATCTACATGCTCATGTAGATGAGGTGTCGTTATGGTCAAAAACAGGGGTTACAGGGTTATATAACAGTGGATTACCCACAGATTTAAGCGACCATGACGACTATGATACCTATTGCATCTCATGGTATCGAATGGGGGACGGGGATACATACCCCACATTAACCGATAGCAAAGGTGATAACGATGCTACAATGGTTAATATGGCATCGGATGATATTGTAGACGATGTTATTGTGCCGTATGTGTTACCAGATGCGGTATCTATGCCGTTTACAGTACAAGAGCCAACGGTTGCGCCGGGTAGCGTGGCGGTTAACCCTGACACAACCGCATTAACATTCACGGTTCAACAGCCAACCGTTGCGCTAGGGAATTCTGTTGTATCACCTGATGTAGTTGAATTGTCACACACCGTAGAACAGCCGTCTGTATCCACTGGCAGCGTAACCGTATCGCCTGATACAACCGCGCTCACATTCACAGTACAAGAGCCGTCTGTATCGGTTGGGGACGCGACGGTATCACCTGATAGTGTATCGTTATCGTTTACGATTCAAGAGCCTAGCGTGTCTACGGGTAGTGTGACCGTAAACCCCGATACGACATCATTATCGTTTACCGTGCAAGAGCCTAGCGTATCCACAGGTGACTTAACGGTTAATCCTGATAGCGTGTCGCTAAGTTTTACCGTAGAACAGCCTAGTGTGTCTACAGGTAGTGTGACGGTCACACCGGACACCGTTGGGCTAACGTTCACAGTCCAAGAGCCGACGGTATCACAGTCTACTGATGAGCAAACCGTAAGCCCCGACATTGTACCGCTTGTATTCACAGTGCAAGAACCAACCGTTACAACAGGTAGCGTAACTGTATCACCTAATGTTGTAGCACTCACATTCACAGTACAAGAGCCTGTCATAACCGATGGCATAGCGATTGTTGATAGTAGCACCGTGATAGCAATCACACGCCCATATACGACTGAATTAAGCATTACACGACCTTATACGATAGATATAGAGATAACGTAAATGACATGGTACGTAGGTCAACAGCCGAAAATTACAGCGACATTCAAAGCCAACAACGTGCTAACGAATCCGACAAGCAACACCGTCACGGTTATTGCGCCGGATGGCAGTTCTAGCACACCAACCGCAAGCAATGAAAGCACAGGGATTTATGCGTTCAATCTGTCATTGACGATGCGAGGGCGGTATCACATTAAGTGGAGTTGCACAGGCGCAGTAGTTGATTCGGCGCAAGAATACATTGATGCAGAACATACCATATTCGATTGAGGGCATTGTGATTACACCGGAAATACTAGAGAACATCTTGCGGCATTTCGATTACACCGTGAATGCCTCGCATGTGTGGCATGGCGATAGCAAAGTACAGTTAACGCTGGATTTTGACAGCAAAGCCGATGCGGTAGCGTTCAATAGCTATCTGTATGAGGAAGGTGTGCATTTGGCGTTACACCGTTGCCCTAAGTGCGGTACGTCGCTCATGCCGATTGTGAAAAAAGAAGACGAATAGGATTGCAATATTATCTTTTCGTTGTATAATTGATTTGTAAAGAAGTTATACTTTGTATATCTTCTTCACAACATTGTGAATTTTGCGATATATGGTTGTAGTTTTGCCGACATAAACCATATACTCGATTTGGTGGGGGTCGCTTTTTAGCGGCTCTTTTCATTTTGTTAAGCTACCCCCTGATTGCAACAAAAAACCGCTTGAGTAGCGGTTAATCTTCATTGTCTAGGTTGTAATACGATTCCGTCTGAATAACGATAATTTCCTCTGTTTCCGTGTTCTGGAACTCAATATGATGCTCCCCGACATGTAACAACGTCCATGTTGCGAGGGTTGGGAGTCCGTCCGGTTTGGATGTTTCAACAATCCAGTTATCGTCATTGAATGTAAAGCGGGTGCGTTTGCGTCCTGCACCTTTGCGCTTTCCGCCTGATCCAGCTCCTTCGCGTTTACCGCCCCAATTATTCGACATGTGCTATAATCCTCCTATGCGCTATCCTAGCGCGTTTATCTTAGCAGATGGGAGGGTGTGCGCCCTCCCGTTTGTGCTTCTAGTCGTCTATCTCAGCGATTAAAATTCCATCCTCATAAATCCCATTGAATCCAATCTCGAAATTGCCATCTGGATTTAACTCTAGGTAATCGTCAATCGTTACATGAACATAGTCGCCATAACGATCATCAATATTGTAGTAAGCATCTGTGTCATCGGATTCTTCTACAGCATCAGGTAGGGTATTGAGGAATTTGATAATTGATTCCATCATTTGAGTTTCGTCGTAGATTTTACCCCCGCGTCGGGATTCATCAGATTCAGTACGCATTACATTTTCTTGCCGTGATCCAAAGTCGTTACGGTCGCCTGTGTGGACATGGTATGTAACTTTGACACGATTCTTTGAATTATTTTGCCAGCGTGATACCGATACGCCTTTTTTGTCAGCCAGTGCATTGACTTGATTTGCTAGTTCAATATGTGATTCTTTGTTGTAGTAGAATTTCGCTGTTTCAATCATTGTGTCGCTCCTTGTTTGTTTATCTTGATTGAATTATATCACTTATCAATCAAGATTGTCAAGTAAGGAATGTAAAGAAGTTGTAAAAAAGTACCCCCTAATTTTTAGGGGGCTGGGTAATAAGGCGATGGCAAACTACTTACTAGTGGTCAGCGACTTTCGTTTTTCATCTCTTTAATTCGCTTTAGAGCCTCATCAACGCTGTCGGTTCCTAATTCACGGAGTATCGATACAAGGTCTTTGCCGACTATATCAGACCAAAAACTTTCAACCCGACGTTTATAAGTTTCTGCCCATTCATCAGAAATTTCTATGTCAGCGTATCGTTCCAAATTCCCTAAGATGTTTTGAGCAATTCTATATTCACCATCTAGTACACCACGCAAATAAATACTAAGGTCATGGGTACTGTCGTAAACAGGATCGTCGGTTAATGCGCTCCCATTAAATGCCGCAAACACATCTTTTTCATCCCATCTGCGCGCGGGATAAGAATAATCGTCATTCAATAGATATTGGTGCATTTCAATCATCTGCTTAATCCCACGCACAATATCATTTAGTTGCTGTGCAATCACATCTTCCACCTTATTTATCCTCTCTAACTCAAATTGCCCTAAAAAATAACCTTTTAGAAACACTCGTATAACGGGAATTAGCATCACTGCTATGTCTATGCTAGCATAGTAGGCGAGATTAACCCGCCTACTCCAATCGGCTAACTTACTAGTCGGCTGTGGCAATTAATCACTAATACCACAATCAAATGCGTACCAATTACTAAAGACCCCATAACCTACATATACACCAACAGCCCAATGAACAGTAGGCTCACCATGAGATTGATATGTACCACCCTCAAGCCATGCAACGACTATATATTCATCAACCAATCTGGTAGTTGATATACCGTCAGGGTGTCTGTCTATTATCCAGCACACCAAAGCCTTTAATGTATAAAACCATCGTTCAAATCGGCTTAAGTGGATGTCATTCCCTGACTTCGCTCTCTGTTGCAAAATTTTCTTACAACCATCAAGTATAAATTTAGCGACATCAATCCGCTTTATGTCGGATAGTGGGTTATTCATCAGTATCCACCTCGTCATAGCGTCGGTTGCGGGCTTGCTGTTCGTGATATTCAGCCAAACGCTCATCATCACTAGGGAGTCTGGGGGATGATGGGTCAATTTCTTCCCATGTGTTATGCAGCATTGCCTCATATTTCGTCCAAAGCTCATCTAGTTCATTGACCATTTGTTTACGTTCATCTTCTGGAAAAGTCTCTAAGATTAACTTGGATTCGAGGTCATCAATCTTCTGTTTAATAACTTTCATTTTTGTGATTGGATTCATGTCAATTTATCTCTCTATCTCTACTAATGTCGTTATCGTTACCGACTAACTTGTAATATCTTCTAAGTAGCGAATACCGGATTGTGTAATCTTAGCAACGCCTAGCTGGAAACCAACCTGTGCATATCCTGTATCGACAAACCACTGTAAACAGCTAAGCGTTCTATAGTTCAACCCAACTGTGAACCATTCAAAAGGATCATCGAATAAGTCCAACAATATCGCATGTGCTAAATCGTAATCATCAAACATTTCTATCCGGTCTTCTTTGTCCGATTCTGCATAGCATTGTTCCGCAAAATCCCGTTGCATCTGTTCGTTTGCGTAATCTTCAAATGACATGCTACCCCTTATCCACTTTGTTAAGCTTAATGCCTTTGATCTTAGCGAATGTATCTAGCTCACTGGATACGGTTTTCAAGTGTGCCCGAACATCCTCTATAATTTTGTCTGTTATTTCGTCGTTACCGTTTACAAGACTGCTCCAAAACAATCTATTCGCAATCGATTCTAATAGCTCATTAGATGCGTTATGTTGCGATTGCATCAGCGCGATTAAATCTTGAGTGTATGAATCTGCTTTATTCATCGTATCCCTTTCGTTTTACGAATCCCGTCCAATCATCGTTAGGCGACCATCCGAGACGGTCTAGCGTCACCATATCGTCATGTGATACGGTCTTGGGGTTAAGCTGTGCTATCTGCTTATCGGTTAACATTGCGCCTACCACCACCATAGATTAGTAATACCGTGTTCTCTGAGATATATTCCGATTAGTAGCCCGATTAAGTATCCTATCGCATACACGACTAAAAGGTTGACCACTACTTGAATAAGTTCGCTCATCACACACCTACCTGACGAAACGTTCTACGGAACGCATCTACAATCGCATTAATCGCATCGGTTGTAGACAACCCCCATAGGTAGCTAGCGTTCACATACCATACATATGTGGAGTAGTCACCACGCGCAATAAATTTGTGGCTGTCGTGGATTAAGTTCGTTTCGACCTCATTAGCGTATAAGTCCATTGCGACGCGATTCAAGATATGTTCGCTAAAATCGATTTGTTGCATAACTAATCCTTTTAGATAAATTTACAATCTAATTATATCACATAATGTCAATAGCTAGTATTAAAAGCTTGACAATAAATCTTTTGCGTTTATAATGAAGTATAGGGATTACTGAGGTAAATCATTTGCACCGCTTGCGCTTCGCTTTTGCGAGGCGTTTTGCGTTTATAGGACATTCCACGTATGCCAGACACCGCAATCAAGACCGTATCGGCTTCACCTACTGCACATAACATCGCATTTGGTAGCACAATCAAAACATTGTCAGACGATGGAAATCATATCGGTGGGTATCTCATTACATTCACGGACGATAACAATCGTGATTTAGATAATGAGTATTTTACGAAATCTACCGACTTGGGGACACCACATCAACTGGATTCACTCCCATTGTTATTCCATCATGGACTAGACAAGCGTTTGAAAGATATTCCCATTGGGCGTATCGTAAAAGCCCAAAAAGACGATCACGGGCTATGGGTCGAAGCGATTCTAAACGAGCGCGAACAATACGAAAAGTTTGTTGCCCAATGGTATGCCGATAAAGACTCCCCGCTTGACGTTGAAAGCTACGAAAAAGCAATAGGATTTATCAAATCCCTGATTCATGCTGGCAAGCTAGGCTATTCATCCGGTGCAAACCCAAACACTGCACAGGTTAACAAAGACGGTCACATTGATAAGTGGGCTGTATTTGAAGCAAGCGGTACACATACCCCAGCCGAGCCATCATTAACTAAACTCCACACATTGAAATCAATAATCGATATGTTTCCAGACCATACACACATAGAACCTGAGATGATAACTCAAGATCATAAAGAGGTTAGTGAATCCACTGGCAACACATCGCGTGATTTAAGCAACACCAAAACGAATAACACTAAAGAGGATTCACAAATGAATGAGCAAGATACCAAGTCATTCAAAATGACTGACGATGAAATGGACGAAATTGTAAAGCGCGTTGTCGATAAAATCCGTCAATCCAAGATGGAAGACGTAGACAACGAAGACATTGACAAGATGGAAGACGAATTAAAGAAATCGGCTTCTGAAAAGGTAGACCGCGAAACCGTAGATGCAAAAGCATATCTTGACACCGTGCTAGAAGCATTGCCAACGGTCGTACAAAAAGCCATCGATGCAAAAGCACAAATCGATTCGCAGATTAATAACGCTGTGGATAAATCATTGCAAGGGCTGTACGGCAAATCCAAAGTTGGAAGCGGGTCGCACACCGAAAAGACCCCACACATTAGCGTTAGTGAAGACTTGCGGTATGCACACTTAAGCGCAGAGGAGTTGCAAGCAAACTACATGCTTTTGAAGGCGTTCAACCCGAATGCAAAAGTACCCGGTAAGAAATCGATGGGAACATTTGCCAACGATGAAACATTCTTGCGCCACCTTGTACACAAATCGGTTAAAGCAGAAGACAAGTTCAACACCTATGAGGATGTTGTAGCGGTCAAATCTGCACGACCATTCAAAGCTGATGAAATCAATGCTAGCGACATCGCAGGGCAAGGTGATGAATGGGTAGGCGTACACTACAGTACCTCATTATGGGAAAAGGCGCGTAACCGTCGCATCTTTGAAGCATTACGTTCTAAAGGCATGATGGAAGTTGAAGTCCCACAGGGGCATGAATCGACATGGGTATTGACAGAAGGCGCAGACCCTACCGTCTTTACACGCCAACAAGCTAACGACCTTGACGCTAACAACGGCACAACCCGAATTGAAACGACTGTTGTACCGCAAGGCATCGGCACAGGGCGTATTCAGTTGACACCGGGTGAACTGGTCACGATGGTTGCAATAACCGATATTGGTGTTGAGGACATCTTGATTCCGATGTTGCCACAAGTAAACCGCCAATTGCAAACGACCATGCTTGAAACCCTTGATAAATTGGCACTTAATGCCGATAGCGCAACGGGTAGCAATACGAACATTAACCTGATTGATGGTACACCGTCTAGCACAATCACAAGCAAGCCGTACTACCTAGCCACAAACGGATTCTTGAAATACGCGCTTGTTACAGGGTCAGGCACAAGCCGTGACGGTGGCACGTTGGACGAAAACGACTACCGACTCACCTACAAGCTGATGCCATCGGCAATCCGTGAAGATAAAGACAATCTTGTATTTATCATTGATTCGGATACCCACGATGCAAGCCTTGATATTGCTGCCATCAAAACAGACGATGTACGACGTACCAATGCAACTGTTACAAGCGGTGTGATCCAAAACATCTACGGTATTGATGTAGTCCGTAGCGGTTTCATGGGTCTTGCAAACAGCGCAGGTAAAATATCCGGTACACCGTCAAACAACACACTAGGACGTATCCTATGTGTCTACCCCCGTTATTGGGCATTGGGTTGGAAACGTCAAATCACATTCGAGCAAGCACGCGACATTTACAGCGCGTCTAACTTAGTCGCTGTATCCATGCGAATGGGCATGATTGCACGTGGCGCGGGTGCTTCTACCGTATCCTACAACCTGACTGTGTAAGGGGGACTCATGAGCGACCTTTATAACCTCAAACTAGGACACGCAACACCGGACGATTTAGCAGGCTTAAACACTTTCACAGTAACAGCCGACTTGTCGAGTGCGACATGGAATACAGCCGCCGCGCATGAAATCGCACAGGTATCTGGTCTAGTTCGTGTTGCAATTATCGCACGTGTAACCGTTACAGGTGATGATACGAGTGGTGATACAGCTACCATCTCATTAGGTTGGGACGGTGATGTAGACGGCATGATTGCAGCGACAAAAGTGGACGCGCTAGCCGCAGGTGAATTGTGGTACGACGCAACACCAACGACTATCGGGCAAGCATACGGCACATCCGCACTTGACTTCGTTGTGAACAATGTTGACATCGGTTACACGATTGCAGCCGAAGCAGCAACCGCCGGAGAAATTGAGTTCTATGTTTTCTGGGAAGCCATCTCAAGTGGCGCGTCAGTCTCAGAAGGTACAGGCGTTGCATTTAGCTAACAATAGGATACGGAATGTCTGAATTAAAAGAAGTCAAAATCGAAGTTGTAACAACAGGATCAGACGGTAGCGCAGAAGGTGATACAGATAGCGATATTGTGATTCGTGGGGAGCTTGTCGGGTTTCGTGTGAATTATCATGCGTCCGCACCTGCTACCACTGATACGGTAATAACCGCCGTGTTGCCAACGGGATACCCGACTCAAACTCTGTTAACACTGACAAATACAAATACAGATATTCCGTACCGTCCTGTACAAGAGCCTGTATACACCACAGCAAACGCGCTAAGCGACCCTGACCAATACGACAAAATACCGTTGATGAGTAAGGTCAATGTTGATGTATCAGGCACAAATGCACTAGACCCATGCGTAACCGTGTGGGTTATCTACAAAGGATAAGATATGGCAACGATTGAATTGAAGTATGGTTATCGTGGGTACAAATCCAATGAGAAATTCATACCACCCGGTATTTATGACGACCATGACCCGCTTATCATGCCGATTGTTGCATATCTTGTGAAAAACGGACATGCAACCATATTGGATAATTCTACACATGTAGAACCTGAACATGAATCCGAGCCGTTGCCAGAAATCGAATTCACAACCCATGCCGTTATGCTCTTGAATGAGACGATGTTAACGGTAGACGATGTAACACCCTACTTTGTTGATAAAGGCATGGATAAGGTCACTAAAAGCGATATTCAGGCATACCTAGAGGGTAAAGATTGATACGATTCACAGATAATGCTGAAAAATACATCAGGTATCACTACAACAGCGTAGCAAGAGTGAGTGGTTATGTTGAATCAATGCTGAAACAAAATGCTTTCGGTATTAGACCTAATGGTTATTCGGTTATCAATGGCGAACGTTGTGTTAATCTGCTAGGTGTCAAAATGTGGGAATCATATCGTGACAACAATGCGGTTGAGTATTTAAAGTTGATACACATCGATGCTACCTAGCTACTACGAAGCGACGTTTGATCCTAGCGACTACATAAACCCTAAGAAGGAAGTAGAAGGGTTGCAAGACACGTTCTCTGAGAACCTGTTGAAAGTCGCTACTCAGATTGAAGACGACTACATACCACTACTCGCACAAGAACCGACAAACCGCGCCGTACATCCGTTTCAGTTTGCAACACCTAAATCGCGCCGTTATTACTTCTATCTTGTCAATAGCGGTCAAGTTCAAACCGATGATTACGGCTATGTGCGTACAGGCGGCTATGCAAATTCATGGCGCGTCGATTTAGAGGTTAGCGGCACGGAATACACGCTATCTGTGTATAGCACCTTCCCCGCGTCGCAATATGTAGGCGGTCTTAAGCAGGTCAAAGGACACGCTAACACCGGATGGATTCAATACCATCCCATCCTATCTGACATAGAAGTATTTATGAACTCAATTGTGA